TTACTTCTACTTCCTGCTTCAATAGAGTAAGCATATTTCCAATCTACTCTAACACATTTACAAATTGTGTTTTTGTCTGTAATAAACCAATCACCTTCTTTAATTTCTTCATCAGAAGTGATGTAGAAATGTACTGCACCCCCTCTTTTTAGTGAATAACTTTCTGATAGAATACCTTCTTTGTTAATGAAGTATTCACTTGCTTGTAAAGTTGGTAATACGTGTATGTTTTTCATAATTTATTTGTTTTTAAATTGTTCAAACCATTCTTCAAAATTTTTATATAATGGTGGCATATCTTTTTGGAATATAAAATATTATCGAGATTGTTTAAATGCTTCTTTTAAATCTTCCTCACTATAACTTCTTTCTTGTTGCCATTTAGCAAATTCAACTAAAGCTAAATAATAATTATCAGGACTGTGTGTATGTTTAAATTTTCTAAAAAATTCTTTAGCAGCTTCTTCAAGTGTTTCTTGTTTATTCATAATGTGATTTCATTGATTTATAAGATTCTAATAATAATTCTCCATCTCTGTTATCAAAAACAGATTTTAATATTCTATTCTTTTCTGTGTCATCAGGTAAAGAATTAATCATATCTATAAAATAACCTAATCTCCAAGTAAGAATAATATTTTCTTGTTCTTTCATACACATATTAATAACCTCTTTAGGTTTGATGTTATAATCAAAAGGAACTTTAAAAATAAATTCTTCAAGTGTTTCTTGTTTCATATCTCTTTTAGTTTTAAATCCTCTGCACTACACTTGATGGCATCCCATATCTGTTGCATAGTTGCCTCGTTATTTAATGCGCTATCAAGCACCTCTTGAGCCTGTTCCTCTGTGCAATTGTAGTTCTCTGTAACGTCATCTGTCGTCCAAAGGCTGTCTATATAGTAGCCCTCACTTTTAAGTAGTTTTTTTGCGTTCTCAATGTTTTCTTGTTTGATGATAGTGCTGAGTTCTACCGCTTCATTAACCTCTATGTCAATTAACTTTCCATAAAGAGTAGGCTCCTCTCTATTGTACTCTTCTGAGTTCTCTAGTCCACTATACCAATAGTCCGGGCAGTCTGATTGGTCAATCATATTACCACACGCAAAGCAGTCAATTTGCTCTTCATTCAGCTCGTGCAATAATGTAGCACCACAATTACCACAAGTAACTAGGTTTACTTTTGCTAGACTTTGCATTTTCTCCTGCAGTCTAATCTGTTCAATTACTTTTTCTCTTACTGTTTTCATTTGATTAAATTTAAAATTAGTGGGGAATACAGGACTCGAACCTGTAACCTCGTTATGCCTATGCTCACGGCTCTACCAATTGAGCTAATCCCCCATTGATGTCTTTCCATCAGTCAGTCTTATTGTAATTTCAGCTATATGAGTGAGCATCTATTGATGCTGAATGACGTACTGAATTAACCAATGGCATTACAACTGCCTACATTACCGACAAGTAAGGATTTTTAACCGTCATTCCACTTAGATTGTAATAAGGTCAAACTCTGAATAGAGCTCAACCTTTTTTCTTGGATACTTTTTCTTTAGTGCATCTACTAATAATTCATTATCATATTCCTCATACCCATCTCGCTCTCGGACAACTATTGGTGTTATAACATCTGCAATCTCTTCCTCTGATAGGTCTGTAAGGAGGTAGAAATCTTCCTCCTTGTACGCTGTTGTGTTTACTCTATATACTTTCATACTTCAATTGATTCGGTTACACGCATAAACCCTTGTTTAATAGCCTCTAATTCTAATATAGGCAAGCAAACCATATAGTTGCTCTCCGTTGCAAATATAGCTACTAATTCTACATAGCCATCTGTTTCAAAATACACTTTTACCATAATTTCTAACTGTTTTGATATACTATTTCGTATGCTCTAGTCATACGCTCGTTGTCCGATAAGTGGATGCTCTTCACTTTAAGCATCCACTCGTAAAATCTGTTTACGTTTTCCATAATGATGATAGTTTATTCCATTTCCCCGCCTATGATTTTGTACAAATCTATGATGTTGTCTACGTTGTTCAGCGTCATATACGTCTCTAACTCATCTATTGAATCGTCTGCCTCAGGGTTTAGTCCGTACACGCTACATAGGTAGTCATACACATCCCACTCGTCATACTCTATTCCCTCGTCTAAATCATCCCACGCATCTTTGCTGTAATCATAGTGAGGGTAGGTCTTACTGCCTGCAACATCCGTCTTAGCAACCTTTTGATTCCCATAATAAACATAGGGCTTGTACTCTTTGTAGGAATCATTGGAGTACCAATTACCATTGGACCACTTACCTAACTCCTCATTGATAATGGTATGCTTGTCTTTGTTATCTAAGAACACTAGCTTGCTGTACCCTATGTACTCTGATATGAAGAACTTACTCATATCGCAAGATAAGAAATCGTGCTTAAACTTTTTAAGCATATCATTAAATTCATACGTGTCTGAGAAGGTCTTGTTACCTAGTCCACTAATGACTCCGTTGTGTACAAATCCTACGTTGTCATTGACAAGAAAGGGATGAAGGTTATGCTCTCCATTGTAACCACTAGTGGCTATCCTGAAATGTAACACTATACTGTTGATGGTATTGTCATCTCTAAGGGCATTGTACTTGTCTATGTAGTCATCATAGTCATACGACTTGAATACATTTAACTTACCGTCTTTGTTCCATAGGAGACCTGCTCCCATATCATTGTTATCCCAAGAGTTTTTGATTTGATTCTTAGGTAATCTACCTGCTTTTTTCGTGTTTAAAATTGCTATGCACATAATGTTAATTGTTTAATTGTTATTTAATATCTATTCCTTCAAATTGTTTTGTAAATTTTATAAAGCGTTCCTTCAAGTCAACTAACTTGCTGTCTGTATAAGTCTGCTTGAGTAACTTTGTGAACTTAGTATCCACGTTGTAGTACGCTCTGATGACATCGTGGGTAGGGTTCTGCAAAATCATCATCAATAACTTTGTTCTCCACTTGAGAGTCTTAACATTGATAACCGCACTGATGATACGAAACTCTACCCTATCGTGGTGTATCTTGATAGCCTGATACTTCTCATTCTCATAGGCTAGGTCTTTATTGGCTTTACCTTTGCAGAAGTTCTTGTCTACCCTGCCGTAGTACAAGGCATACAACAGAGGTGTGTACCCTTTAATCTTCTCGAACAACTGCTCTCCATTAAGGTTCTTCTCTGATAGATGAATGTGTCCACCACAACTTGTACTGTACTTTGCATTGATATGCTCTACTAATACATCATTACTCTCAATATGCTCAAATATCTTGTCGATGTTAAACTCAAAGGTAGGACTGATAAGTTCATAGCCTGAATCATCATCGAGAGAGCCATCTTTTTCTTTACGCCACTTGTAATCAGTATTACTCTCGAAGTCTTGGATGTTGATACTCTCCAATACCTCTGAGTCCTCCTTCTCAATCTCGTAGCCGATACGATACTTAGACTTGTTGTCAAAGTTAATGGACTGATAGCTACCATTGTGATAGCCACGAACATACTCCTCAGTCTCGTCAGGCTCATACGAGTACCAACCATCTCCATCGTGGTAGTACGCACAGTCCTCGTGGATTAATTGGTTCATATCTTGTGCCCACACAAGACAGTATCTTTGTTGTGCACTGTTGTCATACCACTCGCCCTCATAAAAAGCATAGTCATCAGTCCTGTTCTCTATCCATTGTCGGCTGTAATAGTTCGTGTCTCCATCCTCGTACACAGTTACCATATCATCCTCGTGATAATACTCTTCATAGCCATTACAATAGAAAGCATCGTCTCTATGTAGTACATCTCCATTTTCGGTAGTTACATAGTCCTCACAGGAATAGTAGCCATCTTCGTGGGAGAAGTATTCTCCGGACTCTATCTCTTGGATAGATACATCCCCATTTTCTAAACTAGAGATTGCACGTTGTACTTTCTCTCTGTCATCGTTGAACACTTCGTAAAGCGTTCTTAATACTGATAATCTCATAATGTTAATTGTTTAGTTAATAATTATTATAGTTCGTACTCTATTAATTCATCGTTAAATGTGTCTGCCAAATCTTCTAATTGGTCTTCAGTGTATATGAATAACTCATCACACAGTTCCTTTACAATGGTAAAGTCAGTTCTTCTAACTGCTCTCATCAATTCTTTGTACAATACCTCATCGTTTAGAAACAATAAGCTAAGTTCTTGGTCTGAATAATGTATAATGTTTGTCATACTCTTGAATTAGTAGTCTCCCCAACCACCCCAAGTGGCAGGTTCATCTAAGTTATTTTTATCAGTTAGTGAATACCCTTTATAACAGCACCTAACAAAAATGGATGCTTCAGGCATTTGTTTTCAATTCAGAAGTTCTTAAAAGCAGCCACTTCTGTTAGCTGCAAACCGTTATCTAAGTATTACAATTTGGTTGTTAATAAATGTGAATTGAGTGTCAATTTGAGTAGGTTGGTACACACATCTGTGGGTGCTCCAATACCTTCTCGTTCTGCTACAGTTTGAGCCACAACTTGATAGCGTAGCCACGATGATTATAAATAATATTAATTTTTCCATAGCGTGATACTTTGTTAATTGATTAATGATTTGATTATACTTATATCTATTGTGCCGTACTTATTATGGACTTTCTCAAGCTCTCGCTTTGCCTTAACAAATTGTTGTTCACTTGTTGGATAGTTGTACTCTCGTACCCACTTTTGAATGTCTGTTATCTCTGTTCTCATTTGTCTGAATTGATTGTGCCATAGCATACGCATACGACTAGGTTAATGATTGATGGTATAAAACCATATAAAAAATTGGGCAATGTGCCTACTAGAAAGAAGGCAATTGAAATGACTATTGAGATAATAAACCATATCTCCCATACTTTTTGTTTCATAAGTTCTCTTTTAAAGTGAAGAAAGCATTGGCTAACCTACTCCAATACGTATCTAAAAATTGTTCCTCTTTACTCTCTGTCATAAGACTGAATCCTGCTTTCCTTGCGTTCTCTATTATATCATAGTTGTAGAACGGAACCGTTAATATAGATGGCAACCCTTGAAGCCACTCTTTGAATAGTATCTCCTCATTCATAAACGAATTGTTTTGATGTACATATTCTTTTTTGAATATTGAGTACACATTCTGAATGTTTGTGTACAATGGATAATCCCCGAATATATCGGCATCATCCTCGTAACCACTAAAGTCAATGTTGTCTATAATGGTTTGCTCGTAAAATGTATATGTCTTCATAGCTATGCTTTTTTAAATAGTAAACGTTCGGTTAGTCTTCTGTCTAGGATAGCCTTTGCATCCTTGTACTTTACGTTGTCTAATTTCATTACTGTTCTGATTGCATTACAGTACGCATTAAACTCATAGTCGATTTGTTGAATAGCGCTTGCTAATTCTTGGTTGTCATTCATAATCTAATAGGTTTTAATTGTTGGGTAATACTTCTCTAAAAACTCTGTTCTATACTTTTTGAACTGTAACCAAAACTCATCACACGGTATATGATTGAAGCCTTCTGTCTCTATCTCAAAGAATATATGAGATGTCTGTGTACTCTCTATACGTAGTACCTTCGTGTCTATGTCAAAGCCTCCATAGTTTAGCCATCTTGGCGACTCCCTTGGCGTACCTAATAACATGAACACTACGCACTGTTGATGCATTTCAAAGTCTAATTTGTCTTTGATTGGTGTGATAAAATCTTCCATCTTACTAATTGGTTTTATAATTGATTGCTACTAATACTACTATTCCTATAATTAAAACGATGGGATATGATGTTAACATGCATATGCTCGCTATAATAATGTTTAAAGCTATTTTCATTGTATCATATTGTTTAATGTTAAATTGAAATGTCTCTTGTCTGAATGCATTATTATTGAATTTAAAATATAATTATTCGGGTTACTTTGATTTCTATTCCTTACTCTAAATCCTATAAGTTCTTTATCATAAAAAAGTCCTGCTTTCACTAGCTTTTTTACCCTATTGTCAAACCTATTATTTAATCCTTTGTAGTACTGATGATTTGTTAGACTGTTCATTTTATGCTGTTTTAAATATTAAACGTTCAGTTAATCTCATTTCCAAAATTCTTTTTGCGTCCTTGTACTCCACCTTCTTAAGTAGCATTATAGTACGTACCGCTTTTGAATAGGCTCTAATCTCAATCTCAATTTGTTGTATTACATTTGTAACATCAACCTTTGTGTTCATTCGTGTTCTCATCTTTATTTGGTTTTAAATTAGCGCATAGTAAGGAATCGAACCTTAATTAATCATTCCAATGACTATGCTATATAAAAATTCCACCTCGTTTGAAGTGGAATAGTTTAATATTGTTGTTTACATTTGTAAATTTACATTTGTAAATACCGTTCGCCCCGTTCAACGTTTGGCTTTTTTACTACAAAGGTCGCCCACTACTAGACATAGCTTGTCTTTAGTACCTTTGTGTACTGTATCATTAAGTCATTAACTTAGTTTAGGCGAGTCTTCATACTTTTGCCTCGTACAGTCCTATGGATAAAAAACACACAAAAAACCACGTTTGTAACGTTGTAGTGTTACAATTGTAAACAGTTTTTTTATACTGTTTAATGCATTTTTTTACATATCGATATGTACTTTGTTAGCTAATCGAGTACTAATTTTAAACGTATAACAATACGGTTATTTTAGTACACTTTTGCACCTTTGTAATATATCGAAATTTCAAATAACAGTTATTAAATGCACTCTAGGAGCTACAAATACAACTATTTATAAAAGTTTACGTTTCTAAAATTGCACTCTAGGAGCTACAAAATAAGATACTTTTATAAATTTTGTGTTAATCTAGTGTAACACAATAAAACCACTTTTGTAGAGTGCAAAAATTCGATTTTTACCTTTGTCTATTCTCAACAAAGTAGGCACCCTGAAAATGTAAGATAATTCCTACTTGTTTAATATAACCTTAACGGCTTGTAATACGGCGTATTGATTAGGTAGATTAGTTTTGTAGTGGAGCTTAACATTTTCGCATAATCTTTTATATACGTTACTATCTTTTTTTGCCTTAACTAAATATTCAATTATACTTTTATCTTCTTTATTCTCTAGCTTGTTTTTGTCTAGCGTTAAGATGTTGGATATAATACCGCCTATTGTTTTGTTTTGCTCTTTTTTAGCATTGTTTACGTTTCTTACATTCTGAATTGTTACTTTAGTTCCCATAATATTAAATTTTAATCGTTGTTTTGATTTGTGGTTAATATGGTTAATTCCCTTTGCAAATCTTTAGCAATATTAATACAATAGTTTTACAATACAATATTTAAAATGTTAAAATTTAGTTTTTTTTGAGATATTAAATGTAAGTTGTTTAAAATCAGGTAGTTATGGAATTAATATTTTTAAGTTTTAATAGGATTAGGACTACAAAAGAGGTTTTAAGTCAAGCCCTAAAATAGCCTATTGTAAGCGTTTGTAAGTGGATTCTTACATTCATAACACACTGACAGTCAAGCAATTAGCAGGATAGCAACGATAAAAAATGTAGTAAGAAACTAGTGCAAAATGTAGGAGAATTAGTACAAGCGTATAGCGTATTTGTAGGAGAAGGACTACAAAGTAGCTTGCAAAAAGCTGAAAAAATGTAGGGAAAATCCTACAAAACAGTACCCCACTATGCGAAAAAAAAGTCGTTTTCGTTTGGGGCGCGCTGTCGTCAAACCTACATATAGCCCAATCACTACTACTATCTAAAAATTATTATCTTTGTCTAACTTAAATAAGTACACTATGAAAAATCCTTTAAATTTAAAGAACAGTATCTACCAACAGAAGACCGCTAGTGGTTCATATAGTGGATTGACTGTAAAGAATGGTATGTTGATTAACGAACGCCCTGATGGACAAACTGGTATTGCACAGATGGCACAGATGAGAAAGTCTATTAGAACCGCTGAGAAGATTTCTATTGTTGCAAGAGGCAATGCTATGTCTGAGATGATGGAAGAAGATTGTTGTGATTAAAAAACAATCCCAATCAACAGAGTAAAAAAAGCCCTATACGAACTATAGGGTTTCTTTTTACTTATAATCGACACAATCGGTTATATTTTACGACGTTTTTGCGACGACTCAATTTTTCTAACTATTTGATTATTAATACTTTATTCTTTTAATGTCGATAATGTCGAAAAAAAGAAGAGAATGAAATAATAAAAAAAAGAAGAAGAGTATATATTTTCTGAGAGAGAGGTAGAGAAAATAAAATTGCATTTTTGTCGTTTTTTCAATGTTTACTGGACTTCCTGCGACATTTTTTCGACATTAACCGACATTTCTCGACATTTTTCGTCATAAATCGTCATAAAACCGACATACAAACCGACATAACCCAATAAACGACACATAAAAATCCATCTCTGCTTCGCATTTCCCATCAAGTATGGTATCAAATATAATTTATTGTACTATATTTGCATATAACAATTAAAAATTAAATCAAATGCTAGAGTATTCGCCTAAAGATTTGTGTTTTGGGGACACAGGAAGGAAAAAATTAGTAAATGGAGTGGTAAAGATGTCAAAAGCTGTAAAAGCTACGTTAGGTCCGGGAGGTAATCCGGTCTTGATAGAGAGCCCTACACACACTCACGGCATCACGGTTACTAAAGATGGTGTAACAGTGGCTAAGGCTATTGACTTGTTAGACCCTTCGGAGAACCTTGCGGTTAAGATGATGAAGGAGGCTGCTGAGCGTACCGCTACTGCCGCAGGAGATGGGACCACTACGGCTATTGTGCTTACAGAGGGGTTGGTATTGGGAGGACTTGAGCATATTACGCCAAATCTAAACAGGACTGAGGTCTTAAGGAGTATGGTGGAGATAAGCGACAAGGTGGTGGATAGGTTGCGCAAAAAGAGCAAGAGAGTTACTAGCTCTATGTTGGTGGATGTAGCGAGCATATCTGCAAACAACGATAGAGAGATAGGGAAGATAATCTCTGAGGTGTACAAAGATGTTGGTAAGACCGGTATTGTAACGGTGGAGAAAAGTCAGACTGACGAGACGTATGCGGAGACCACTTTAGGGTTGAAATTTGACAGAGGGTATTTGAGTCCGATGTTTATAAACGAGCAGAAAAAAGATGAGTGCATATTTGAGGATGTTATGGTGTTGGTTGCTGATATGGAGATTACTAATATCCTTCAGATTGAGAACGTGCTTAAGCCAATTGTTAGTGAGGGTAAAAAGTTATTGATAATATCTCCTTGTGGTCAGAACCTAATCAATAGTTTGGCGGCAAATGTTGTAAAGGGGAACATCAAGGTATGTGCAGTTGCACCACCTAGTTTTGGGTACAAGCAACACGAGTTGATGTATGACATTGCCATTAGCGTTGGAGCGACTTACTTCAGCGAGAAAACGGGAGATGATTTGAGTATCATCAACTTTGGAGACCTAGGGCACGCAGCTAAGATAATTGTGAGCAAGGACAAAACTGTTATCATCAAGTCAGACTTGAGGTTAGACCAAAAAGCAATTGACGAAAGAGTGTCTCAGTTGTGGGATGCGCATAAGAACGCAACTAAGAAACACGAGAAAGACTTTATCTTAGAGCGTATCGCTTCCCTTACAGGAGGTATCGGAGTGATATTCGTAGGAGGTCAGACAGACCTAGAGCAGAAAGAGTTATTTGATAGAGTTGATGATGCGGTATGTGCGGTAAGGTCAGCACTAGAGGAAGGTATCGTGCCCGGAGCAGGGAAAGCATTACTTGAGGAGAGTGCAGCGTTACATTTAGACGATAACAAGAGTGAGGAGTACAATGCGGCAATAAATATTTTAAGCGTAGCACTTATGGCTCCGTTCTTACAGATACTTGCTAACGCAGGACTAAGAGCATCAGACATCTATTCAGATGGTGTAGCTCAGGGTCACGGGTACAATCTAAAAACAAGAGAGTTTGGAGACTTGGTAAAAATGGGAGTAATAGACCCGTTGAAAGTAACCCGTTCAGCATTGCAAAACGCAGTGAGTGTAGCGGTAACAATCCTAAGCACAGATGCGATAATCACAATGGCGAGAAGCTACGAACAATCAAACGAGTAAGGATATGAAACCAATCGGGAAATACAAATAAAATTACTATTTTTGTTAAATGAAAAATAACAAAGTTGTATATCTACATAAAAAGAAAACAGATAATTCTGTTTTCTATGTAGGTATGGGGGATTTAAAAAGAGCCTATTGTAAGCAAAGACCTGAATGGTGGAATAGAGTAGTAAGTAAATATGGTTATATAATTGAAATATATAAAGATGGATTAACTCAAGAGCAAGCATTTGAGTTAGAGATAGAACTTATTACTAAATACGGAAGAATAGATTTAAAAAATGGCCAACTTATTAATCAAACAAAAGGAGGAATTACTGTCGAAGCAGTTTCTTTTAGCATTTTAAAAAAGAAAATAGAATCTTTAAAATCTGTTATAAGAACTGAAGAATGGAAAAATAAAATATCTTTATCTCATAAAGGAAAGATAAAATCTAAAGAGCATAGAGAAAATATAGCCAAAGCAAGAACAGGAACAAAGATACCTGAGCAAGTTAAAGCTAAAATGAGATTGTCAAATAAGTCAAAAATAATAACATCCGTTCCTATTTCTTGTTATGACTATTATACTTCTGAATTTATTGAAAATTTTTCTTCTGTAAGAGAAGCAGCAAAAAAATTAGGATGTTTAGAGACAGCAATATCAAATAACCTATACGGAAGGTCTAAAAAAGTAAACAGTAAAATATTAAATAAACAATTAAAAATAAAAAAATTATGTCATTAAAGCCCATAGGAAAATACATAGTCATCAAGACCGTTGATGAAGAGTTGAAGACAGAGTCAGGATTGATTCTATCGGGAGAAGATGTAAACCAAATGCGATACAAACGTGGTTTAGTTATTGAAGCAGGAACAGATGTGCCTAACATAAAGAAAGATGATGACATCTACTATGACAAGGCACACGGATTTACAATGCTAATTGATGAAAAGCAGTACACGATTATTACTGAGAGAGATGTCGTTGTTGTCTTATAACTTCATTCATCTGAATAATCATATCACGATACGCTTTATCTAGGTATGATGCATTTTTTAAAAACATTTTATTTTGGGATAAACTAGTGGGGATTTCTTCCCCACTTAGTTTTCTATATATCGACTGAATCATACGTTCAGATTTTATGGTAAGTTTGTACAAAGCTTTTCTCTTACCAACTCGATTTCTAAATTTGACAATCCAACCTTCTTGTTGGAGTCTAAAAAAGCGCACTACATCCCATCCTAGCAGTTTGGTATATTCATCAAACTTATCCCTTCCGAAGTACTTCTCTGAATACAAGAACAAAAGCATATCTAAGTCAGCCTGAGTTATCTCGTATTTAATTTTTATAAACTGTCGTATTACCCTGTAATATTTTAGGTAGTCATCTCTATCTGATTTCATTTGATTTTTTTTTATATATTTGCTACAAAGTTATTAATTAAAATAATTAGTTATGCCAAAGCAGCCTAAAAAGAGTTTAAGTAAGCAAGAGCAAAATATTATAGATGCCACTTCAGGAGGAGGTATTAATTCAAGACCTATTTTTAAAGGTCCTAATTCAGGTAGAGACATACCATTAGCTCCTAGTCCTGAGCCAAGAACAATGATGGATTTAAAAAATATTCATACAGGTTCTTCAAAAACAGACCCCGGAGTTCTAAAAGCGCAAGAAAAGAAAGCTAAAGCTAATTCTGCTGTAAAGAAATACGCAGAAGGAGTTGTTGTTTCTAAGAAAGATGAAAAAGCTAATCCTAATGATTTCAAATATTTAAAAAATAAATAATATGAAAGTAGTTAAAGGAAGATTAATTTTTGTAGACAATACAGAAAGAAAATTTGGTTCTGCTAATAACTATATAGCTATCCAAGTAGAGGATTCAAATGGGAAAAACGAAAGATGTTTGCTTTTCACTAATGATGAAATTGCTAAAGCTGAAATCAGAGCTAGTAAAAACCCTGAAGATTTAACAAAAAAAGGATTTTTAACAAACTTATTAGACTAATAATTATGCTACAACCTAAAAAAAGACCGGATACTCCGTTGGCAGATAGCCCAACTCCTGATTACAGAAACATTCCAACATCAAAAAGGGAGTTTTTTAAAGACAAGCCATACACAGCAACAGCACAAGATAGTGCTGAGTACAGAGTTGGTTTTGAAAGAGGTACAACAGGAAAACATAAATTCTTCCCAACAGCTTCATCGGTTAGAGGTTATCAGGAAGCTAAAGAAAGAAAATTACTACCTAAAAATAAAAAATAATTATGGCAATTTTAAATAGAGATACCCCTTTGGCTACATCTCCTGAACCAAGATTTACTGCAGTTAAAGATACTGTTAAAGAAAAGATAAGTCCTTATATGCAAAAGAGAGCTGCTCAAGATTTAGTTAAACAAAAAAATATTAGAGCTAGAGATTCTATTTTAAATAGAAATGCTAATGCTCAAGGCAAGACAAGAGAAGAAGTTAGAGCTAAACAAGAGAAAGATAAAAAGAAACCCAATGCCGACCCTTATTGTGGTCAAGCAAACGGATTTACAAAAGACGACCCTAGAGGAAGTTGTACAAAAGGAAATTATTACTCAACAGAATAAACTTTAATAAAAAATAATTATGATGAGACCCGATACTCCATTAGCGGCTACGCCCGAGCCAATGCCTGTTAACTCAGGACAACAGCCAATGCCTGTTAATAAATACCAAGCAACAGCAGATGCTGCTATTCAGCAGGTAGGTAATATTTCTAAGAAAAATATTGCTCCTGCTCAACCTCAACCTCAACCTGAACAACCATAGCTATGCCAATTACTAAAAAAACAAAAGAAGAGAGACAGGCAGATTCTGCAGCAAAATACAGAGAGTCTACTCCGTTGGGGGATAGCCCTAAAGTAGGTAATATTGAGGATGCGTTAGCAGGTATCAAACAAAGAGCTGCAGAGAGAAAGGCTGTTAAAGATAAAATAAGTCAAGATGCAGAGGTTAAAAGAGTAGAGAGAAGTAGGGTAGAAAGTCGTTCTACAGCAGGCGGTAGACTTCACGGATTGGCATCATTTTCAGATAGAACAAGATTAACATAATAAATATAAACACAATGGCAAAATCAACACCAAAATTACCGGGTTCGTCTCGTATGAAGGCTCCGGCTACAAGTGGTAGCAACAAAAAATTGGCTATCAATCAAAACAGCAAAGGCGCTACTAGTAAAGTAATGTCTTCTGCTAAAGGAAAAGGAATGAAAGGTAGTAACTCTTATTGTTAATTAAGATGGCAAAGAAACAAATTGAGGTTGTAGAAACCGTAGAAGAAGTAGTAAACGAGACTCCTGTAGTAGAGACTCCTACTGTAGTAGATGACAAGTATCCGGGTCATAATACAAGAGCATTTAGACAATAAGTTATGGCTGATAAATCTAAAATGAAATGTAATAGCCCGGTCTCGTCAGACAGACCGGGTAAAAAGAAAATGGTAAAAGCCTGTTCAAATGGACAAGAAAAACTTATTCATTTTGGAGCAAAAGGCTATGGCAATAATTATTCAGATGCCGCACGTAAAAGTTTTAAAGCAAGACATAATTGCGCTGAAGCAAAAGACAGGCTAACTGCAAGATATTGGGCGTGTAAAAATTTATGGGCAGGTGCAGGAGGTTCAACAACAAGTAATCCAAGTAATCGTAAAGGAAAATACTAATGAAAAAAGTAATTGAAAAAGCAAAACAATACGAGTCTAAGAAATCATTAGACGGTAAAATGAAATTCCTAAAAGGGAATGTTAAAAAAGCTCCGGCTAAAGGAGGTAAATTTCCTGACGCTAGTGGCGATGGTAAAGTAACCAAGAAAGACATTCTTATTGCAAAAGGAGTAATCCCTGCTAAAAAGAAATAAGATGCCAAAAGATGCTTGTTATAAAAAAGTAAAGGCACAGTATGATATCTTTCCATCTGCAAGAGCCTCTCAGGCTATTGCTAAATGCCGTAAAGGCTCAGGCGTTGTAAGAAAGACTGAGGCAGGTACATCTTTAAAGAGATGGGATAAAGAGAAATGGACCGATACTAAAACAGGCAAGGCTTGTGGCGCAGGAGGAAGTAATGAATACTGTAGACCAAAAGTAAAAGTTTCTTCAAAAACACCAAAGACTATATCTGAAATTAGCAAGTCTAAATTGGCTTCTAAAAAAGCAGAAAAGACTAAGGTTGGTATGGGAAACAGAGTTTCAAAAGTTTAAAAAAATTTAATACCTTTACAAAATGAAATCAAAAGGGCTAGGAGATACAATTGAAAAAATAACTACTGCTACAGGAATAAAAACTGTAGTAGAAGCTGTAGCTAAAGCAACAGGTAAAGATTGTGAATGTAGTGAAAGAAAAAAAGCTTTGAATAACCCCAATCTATTGATTAACAAAACATTATATAAATAAGAAACTATGTCTGTATTTAAAACAACATTCTCAAGAGCGTTATCAGTTATAAAATCTGATAATGCAGTAATACCAAGTATTAATTTAATACATACCGGAGCAAATACAAGTGTCGCAACTAATAAATTAATCACAATTACGGGCGATTTTATTTTTGACAATGTAAAAACAGGAGATGTTGTTTACAATACGTCTTCATCAACAGCCGCAACGGTAGTATCTGTTAATAGTGAAACCGAAATCACTTTAAATGCAAATATTTTTACAACAGGCGGTCAATCATTTAAAATTTACCAACAATCTGCGCAAACAGGTTTAGGAAATACAGGTGCTTTTTTATATGTTGGTGGTGCAGGTAATGTAGCTGTTACAACTATTGGAGGAGATGATATAACGTTTAGTGCTGTCCCTGTGGGCACAATTTTGCCTGTTCAAGTTATAGCTTTAAAATCAACAGGCACAACTGCTACTCTAGTAAACGCTCTTTGGTAAGATGGCAAAAGTTAAGCAACAAGAAACTACCCACAAGTCTAATTCAAGTAAGTCAGGTGTAGCTGCAAAAACAAAAACGAGCACTCTAAAAACAAGTAAGAATTACGTGAAAGCGTATAAAGGTCAGGGAAGATAATGAAATACTTAAATTATATAGCATCATCTTTGATACTATTATTTGTACCCATATATGGGTTGTTAATAGCGGTTGGAGCCGCTATTTTTCTTGATACTCTAACAGGTATTTTTAAAACCATAAAACTAAAGGGAGTAAGCAGTATTAGAAGTAGAATATTATCGAACATAATATCAAAAATGGCATTATACGAACTTTGTATATTATTTCTTTTTGCGATTGACAAATATGCTTTAAATGAGTTTGTAATCAGGGCTTTTGGAATAACATATATGTTCACAAAAATATGTGCTATACTATTGATTTTTGTAGAGTTGGTATCTATAAAAGAAAACATTGAAGAGAGTTTTAATATTGATATTTGGAAACTACTCAAGAAAGTATTTCTTAGAGCAAAAGAAGTTAAAAATAACATTGATGAATTAACGTAATGGACCAAATAACACTTGATAGAATAAAAGAAGCGCATCCTAAACTTAGGAGTATGCTTTTACAGCAGTATCAAGAAGCTAATAACTTGCTTGGTAAAGGAGCAAGATTGCGTTTTGCTTACGTTTACAGAAGTAATGCGCTACAAGATAAGCTATATAACCAACGCCCTAAAGTTACCAATGCTAAAGGCGGTCAATCAATTCATAATTATGGATTGGCATTTGATATTGTAATGCTATATGACAATGATGGTAATGGTACATTTGAAGAAGCAAGTTGGTCGCAAGTTAAAGACTTTGATAAAGACAGTATTGCTGATTGGAAAGAAGTAACTGACTATTTTAAATCAAAAGGATGGGAATGGGGAGGCGATTGGAAAAGCTTTAAAGACGCTCCGCATTTTCAGATGGACTTCGGATTTGATTGGAAAGTTTTAAAACAAAGAGTAGACAGGGGCGTTACTATTGTTGATAATGGAATTGTTTATCCAAAAATATAATTTTATGGAACAAGTTAAAGCCAATTGGAAATGGATATTGATAAGCATATTGCTTATTGTTATCTATTTTTTATTTAACAGAATAGGATTTTTAGACGAGAAGATTAAAGATGCTTCTTTAAAAGCCAAAGAGCACGAAACAAAAGCTATACTTTATAAAGAAATATACGAAGACCTAATGCAAAAGGATAGCATATTAGAAGTAAAATACGATAGCTTGTTTGTAGAGAAAAATAAAATTAAAATACAGTACAATGAAAAAATCAAATTGGTTAATAAGTATTCTGTTTCTGATATGCAGCATTACTTTGACGAACGCACAAAATAAGAAAGTAGTAATACTAGATAGCATTCAGTCAAACAAGATTATCAATCAACTCATTCAAGGGGATATAGCTAAGTCAGAATTAAAGATTTACAAAGAAATGGATAGTTTGTGCGTAAAAAGAATTAGAACGCTTACAACGGCTAATTTTAATTTAGAAACAGCTTACGATGAAAGAGTACTTGAATCTAATGAGTTGAAAAAATCAATACAACTTCAGGACAAGATAATCCGCAAAGAAAAAAACAAAAAAAACCTTTATAAAATAACCTCTATAATACTAGCGGTTTTGTTTATAATAAAATAATTATATTTGTAAAAATTAAATCAAACTAAAATGAAAAAAGTAGAATCAGTATCGCAGGAAGAATTAACAATAATTCAAGAATTAAACGCAGAGTTCAACAAGGCTAAAATGGCTATTGGAGACGCTGAGTTGCAGAAAGCAAATATAATTCGTCATATTGAGGAATTAAAGGCTCAATTTACTGCACACGAAAAATTGTTGGTAGAGAAATATGGCGCAGATGCAGTTATAAATATTCAAACAGGAGAAGTAACTCATAAAACAGAATAACACTTATTAACTTTAAACTAAAACAAAATGGCGATTATTAGTAGTTATCCTAAAGATTCAAACATATCTTTAATGGACAAATTAATAGGTACGGATGCTGATAGTTCGTTAGCTACAAAAAATTATTTGATTGGAGATTTTATAACTTTTTTAGGTACTCAAAATATTGGAACTCAAGGACCTATAGGTCCTCAAGGAGTGCAAGGACCTACAGGAGCTAATGGAGCTGTAGGTCCTGCAGGATTAACTTGGGAGGGGATTTGGGTATCAGGAACTTCTTATGTTGCTAATGATTCTGTTTCATATAATGGGGCATCTTGGTTTTGTATATCTGCAGTAACAGGGACTACGCCTCCAAATGCAGACCCAACTAATTGGGCATTATTAGCCTCTCAAGGAGCGCAAGGTCCTCAAGGAGTGCAAGGACCTACAGGACCTCAAGGAGGAGTAGGCATAGTCCCTAATGCTCAAGAGGGAGTTAAAGGAATTGCTTCTTTAGCTTCAACTGTTGAAGTAGGGCAAGGTATTAATGGTACAAATATTGTAACTCCTGTAAAATTAAAAGCTGTTTTAGATTTAAAACAAAACACATTAGTAAGTGGCACTAATATTAAAACTATTAATGGAAGCGATATTTTAGGTAGTGGAGATTTAGTTGTTAGTGGTGGCAGTCCAAAAACAAGTGGTACTATAACTCTAAACGGCACTTTTCAAGTATTGCCTTATGATATAAATAGTTGTTCTTTTGGTGGTGGAAAAGCTTTTTTACCAACAACAACTGAAAATGGAAAAGAAATAATTGTTTTATCAACAGCAAATAATATTGAAATTAGAGCAAATTCAGCAGGGACAAATTTTATGTTTGTTAAATTTCAAACATTTGTATCGTCTGTAACATTAGCTACAAATGAAGTATATAGATTTACTTATGTTGGTTTTGGTGGATATTGGAAAGCAGAAATTTTAGAGGGTTATACGACTGAAAACATAGCTAATAAATCTACCGATGTAGCTTTAGGAACAAGTGATATTCTATATCCTTCTCAAAATGCTGTCAAAACTTATGTAGACCAAAAAACTCAAAAAATTTATGCAGTTACATTAAGTCAAACAGGAGGAAATGCACCAATAGTAAATTTGGAATATAAAAACGATATAACAGACCCTATTGTGTGGTCAAGATTTGCAGACGGGCAATATATTGGAACTATTACTACTAGTGAATTTACTATTAAAACTTTTTTTGCTACTTTAAATGCTAAACAAGGATGTACTTGTACTGCAAATACTACATCTGCTAATACGTTTATATTAAGAACATATAATACAGCAACTTTTAGTTTCGAGGATGGTCTTTTAAATAATAGTCAATTTAAAATAGAAATATATAATTAATATACGATGTCTAAAATATCTACTTATCCTTCAGCGGATACCCCTTTACAATTAAGCGATAGGCTGATAGGTACGGAAGCTATTAGAACACCGCCTACTTCAACTCCTCTTGCGACAAAGAACTTCTCGCTAGGGGAGTTGTTGCAATTGTTCTCTTCAAACTTTCCTGCAGCTTCGTTGCAGGCTGTTCTTAATACAGGAAATACTGCTACTCAAAACATTACATTGATAGGAACTATTAATGCTACATTAATAAAACCTGTGAATATTGAGGACCCAACAGGAAGTCAAGGAACTACATTTCAATACCTTAGTAAAGGAACGTCAAGTATAAATTGGGTAGATTTACCTATAAGTAATCTTCAGGCAGTTCTTAATACAGGGAATACTGCTACTCAAAATATAAATCTTGTTGGAGACATCACGGCAACAAAGATAATACCGGGTAACATACAAGATGATACTTCAGGAGTAGGAACAACAGGTCAGATACTTTCAAAAACAGCATCGGGGGTACGATGGATAAATAATCCTACAGTATATACCGCAGGCTTAGCTGATGTTTTATTGGTTGGAAATACAGCTACAAATAATATTATTTTAAATGGGTACATAAAACCTACTGATATAAAAGATAGTACGGACAGTAACGGTTCTTTAAATCAAGTTTTAAGCGTTGGGGCCGGGGGGTTAGAATGGATAACTAATTCCGATTCTACAGTTACGTCTTTAACAGTAACAGGAAATTCAGGACCCTCTACATTAATAGCAGGAGTCTTAAATATACCAACGTACACATTAAGTGGACTAAATGGACAACCATTATCAACTAATCTTACGTCTTTATCAGGACTTACATATTCTTCTCTAGGATTTGTTAAGATGAGCGCATTAGGCACATTCACTCTTGATACATCTACATATTTAACTACAGCAGTAACATCTGTTGGATTAACTGTGCCTTCTGCATTTAATGTTACGCCTAGTACAATAACTACATCAGGTACATTTGCAATAACTGGTGCAGGAACTGCCTCTCAATATGTTAGAGGAGATGGACAATTAGCAACTTTCCCAAGTGGTGGTGGTGGCGGTTCTTCTGTTAATTATTATTTAAATGGTTCAATTGCTGCATCAGTTGCAACTTATAAGCAGATGTCAAACACTGCAATAATTGGAGCAGGTACTGACTTTCCATTAACAGGTAATGGATTAATAGCACAGTTTTTAACAGATGTAGGTAATCCAAATAGAACTGAGATACCAGGGGGTGCGTGGAACTTTGAGATGTTTTTTAGTATGTCTTCAGGTGGAGGAAGTCCTAAATTTTATGTTGAACTTTTAAAATATAATGGCACAACTTTTACAAGTATTGCATCAAACTCTGCAACGCCTGAAACAATAAGTGGAGGTATTCCAATTGATTTATATTTAACATCTTTAGCAGTTCCTACAACAGCATTATTAGTTACAGATAGACTTGCTATTAGAGTTTATATAGTTGATAATTCAGGTGGTAGAACAGCTACATTACATACTGAAAATAGTCATTTATGTGAAATCATTACTACTTTTTCAGGTGGTGTAACTTCATTAAATGGATTAACTGCAAATACACAATATTTAGCAGTAGGTACAAGCGGTACTGACTTTACTATTAATAGTTTACTTGACACACATACATTTAATTTACCAACAGCAAGTGCATCTAACAGAGGAGCATTAAGCACAACAGATTGGACAAATTTTAATACAGCTTATACAGATAGATTAAAATGGGATGGGGGAGCAACAGGATTAGTTGCTGCAATAGGTAGAACATCTTTAGGAGCAAACACAGTTGGCAGTAATTTATTTATCCTTGCTAATCCTTCTGCAATTACATTTATACAGATTAATGCTGACAATAGTATATCAACATTAGATGCTTCTACATTTAGAATAGCTATTGGTGCAGGAACAGTAACAGGAGCAGCATTAACTAATCAAATTGCTTACTTTACATCAAATGGTAGCAATATAGCAGGTTTAGATACTACAATTTACCCCAGTTTAGCAGAATTAGCAAATGTAAAAGGAGTAACAAGTCCTATTCAAACACAAATTGATGCTGTAAATGTAAATGTAATTACTATTACAACTGCTGTTTCAATAACTACAGATACAACAAATGGTACTTATGGTCAACACGGTAGACATAATAAAATATCAAACGGAGCTAATGCAATAAACTTAACTGTTCAAACAACTTCTAATGCAGATTTTGTAGCAAGTTACGAAAAAATAGGAACAGGAGCTATTACTTTTACAGCAGGGGCAGGAGTAACACTTACAACTTTATCAGGAACAGCTGCTATGACGGGAGTGGCAGGAAGTAAAGCTTGTTTATCAAGAAATGGTAGTATTTATTATTTACAAATAACTAATTACTAATGAGTACATTTAATCCCATATTTTATTATAATATAATAACAGCACCAGCAAGTTTTAAAAACTTACTAATAGCTGCTTATAAGTTTGAAAACAATGGTAATGATTCACATACAGGTGGGTATAATGGTACAGTGGGTGTAGGTACTACATTCTCTACATTAAATGCAGTTAATGGATTAGCAGCACAATTTACAGTTACTACAACTACAAGAATAACTATTCCCGATAATGATGTATTTTCATTTACAACAAGTACAGGAGTAGGTAATGGTGTAGATAAACCTTTTTCAATTAAAGCAAATATTAGAATTAATAACTACGCTACTAATAATGGAATCTTTAGTAAATACAGTGGTGCTAATGATAATACTTCAGAATATCTATTCTATGTTAGAACCAACGGTAGATTAGCATTGTTGTTGTTAAATAGAACTGCAGGAGGAGCTTATCTTTTAGTTGAGACTATTGCAACAATACCAACAGGTGCTGTACAATATGTAGTTGTAACTTATGATGGTAGTGGAACAGCTGCTGGGATTAAGTTATATGTTAATAATGCATTACAATCTACTAACAATGTAATTTTTGGTACTTATCTTAGTATGGGAAACACAGCAATAACACCTGTAATCGGTGCATCGGCATCAGGAAGTATTAAGTTTGTAGGTACTATAGATGAATTATATATTTTTAATGCTGCTCTTACAGCTACACAAGTAGCAACATTACAAACAAACTATTACCCTAACTTTTAAAAAAATATTATGTTAACAATTAAAACAAACAAACCTTTTGATATTTTAGATATAAGTTACAATGTAATATATAACAAAGAAATATATCTTACCATTGAAAATTTATATATGGATAGGAATGATATAACCGCAAAAGGATATTATTACTATAAGATACCAGAAATCCTAAATGAAGTAGAGGTTGAAAAGGTGGTTAAGTTAAGAAACATTACAACACTGATGTCTTGGAATACAGTTGCTTATGTTGAAATAGCTCAACTTCCTCCTATAAACTCTTTGGCGTTATTAAATAGTATATTAGAGAGAGTTACGCAATTTACAGTAATTCAATTAACTATGGAAAATGGTCAAAACTTTAAAACTCATATAGAAGATTGGGATTTTACTCCTTTGTAGTATGAAAGAAATAAAAGGGTTTTTATTATTTACTCTAGCATTAATTCTTATTTTTGTAATGACTATAATAAATTTTATTGAAGTAAAAAATAAGAAAGGTTATTTCAGAAGCACTGCTTTAAATCTAGATATTTGGGGAAATGTTGAGTTTAGAACTTTTTGGAATAATCATTTAATAAAAAATAAAATATCTTATCCATTTGGATTACAAGGAGAAACAATATCAAGTGTTTTGGGAAAGAATATATTATTAAACAACTTAACAAATACAGGAAAAGTTCTTGTGTGGATATTAACCGAGAAGCATTGTATAGATGCAATTAAATTTAATTAAAATGGAAACATTAAATTACATAAAAAAAGTATTCATCTCTTATTTTCAAGATATGAAGAACAAAGAGAAAATAGTAGCAAACAATTGGATTGAACACATTTTTGTAAGTGTTGGATTTATTATATTTTTTTCATTAACGCTTAAGTACAAGTTATTCCTTCTTAATGAAGCATTGTGGTTTCAGTATTTTGTGTTACTATTTGTACCACTTGCTTTGTATTGGGGATTTGAAAGAGGGCAAGGTATGTATGCAAGTTATAAAGGAAAGAGCAGACCTGACCAATTTGAAAGCGATAAAGATGTTGTTGCTAGTTGGGTTATATCTTCAATAGTAGGGATAATAATTTATATACTAGTGTAGATGGATATAAGAAAAATATCAATAGGTCCTGACTACAAGAGTGGTGCAATGCACTATATTGTTGGTCAAAAAATACTTGGAAACTCTAATGAAATTCATCATATTAAGCGACAAGCTGAAACAGGTGCTATACTAATATATATTATTAATGAAAAAGAAGAGGTAGTCTTGTGGAAAGAGTTTACCTTTACAATTCCAATTTCAATCGAATTTAATATAGACTTTTAATGAAATCTCCATTCTACTTTATAGTTAAGCCTATGAATGGAAAGCGTTACGATAATACAAAAGACATAGGAGTTGCTGATTTTATAGTCAGCACTTCAGAGGAGGACCATAAGTTTTCCAATAGATATGCTGAGGTTATTGAGCTTCCTTTAGGCTATACCGGTCCTATATCAATAGGAGACACCCTTCTTGTACACCATAATGCTTTTAAGTATTATAATGATATGAGAGGTCGTCAAAAAAGCGGTAAAAGTTTTTTTAAAGATGACTTATTCTTTATAGAGACAGACCAATTCTTTATGTACAAAAAAGGGGCTACTTGGAATGCTTATGATAAGTATTGCTTCGTCAGACCTATTTCAGCTACAGAGTATTACATAGAAAAATTTTTAAAAGAAGAACCTCTAATGGGGCAGATGGTATATCCAAATGAATACCTTTCAAGTAAAGGAATAAAAGAAGGAGATTATATCTGCTTTACTCCTGACAGTGAATATGAGTTTACTGTTGATGGAGAGAAGTTGTATCGTATGTATGACCATCAAATAACTGTAAAGCTATGATAAATATTGTAGATGATTTTTTGGATGAAGATATTTATAACTATATTTATAATAGTTTAGCAAGTAATCAATTTCAAGAAGTTGAAGTTGGAGATAAGAAATTTTGGGTACAATATAGTAATAAAGAATTTGATGATTTTATTACCTATAAACTAAGCGATATAGATAAAACCAAGAGAGAATGTTTACTAGGGTTTTTTAGGGTAGCAACTGAAGAGTTCGATACTGATTGGAGAATCCACGCAGACTCAAAGGTAGGCGATATTAGACCTGAAAGAGCTTTAGTGTTATACTTGTCTCCGTCAACAAAAGAAGGGCTTCACGGAACCGCTTTTTGGAAGCATAAAGAAGTAGGTTATGAAATGCCATTAGATGTTTCAAATGAAGAAGCTGATAGGTTTCTTTCAGACGAAGCGAACAATTTAGATAATTGGGATTTACATTCTGTAGTAGGATATAGACCAAATCGTGCTCTTATGTATCCTTCTAATTACTTTCATAGCAAATATCCAAACACAGGGTGGAAAGAGGGAAGAATGGTATATGTAATGTTTTATAGATAATCGTATGACAAATAAAGAGATAAAGTTAAAGATTATTGCTGCAGGTCATAAAGCTGTGTTAGAGTTGATTAAAGTTGCTGAAGATGCTATTTTAAATCCTGATATGGAGGGAGATGATTTGTCGGCTGATAAATTAAAAAATGCAGCAGCTACAAAAAAGTTAGCTATATTTGATGCTTTCGAGATTCTTAGTAGAATAGAATCGGAAAGAGAAAGTATTGAAATGTCTGAAAAAGGAGTAAATAGAACTGATACAAAACAAGGGTTTGCAGAAAGAAGGTCAAGATAATTTATACAGAGTAGTTAGAGACTATGTTCCGGCTAATGCTATTACTAAAAAAAATAGTAATACGTCTTGGCTGTACGGCTATAACGAACAGTATAATCTTGTAGTAATATCTAAGACAGGTAAAATTGGAGAGATTGTAAACATAGCAGGTCTTTATATTGCACTACCTCCTACTCCTAAAAAATGCACTCAAAGAAGTATTAGCAAATCGGAACAGTATTGGGGAAGAGAACCTCTTCCAAAACAACTTTCAAAAATACAATCAATATTCCAATGGAACGAAATGCCCTCTGATTTTAAGAATAAGTGGGTTGATTACATTGAGAACGAATTTGATTGCAGAGATAATGGAGTGTGGTTTATGAACAATGGCTCTCCAACGTATATAACAGGCTCTCACTATATGTATCTTCAATGGGCGAGTATTGATATAGGTTACCCTGATTTTCGTGAAGCAAATAGAATATATTGGATTTTTTGGGAAGCGTGTAGAGCAGACTCAAGAAGTTTTGGAATGATATACCTAAAGATTAGACGTTCAGGGTTTTCGTTTATGGCTTCGTCTGAATGTGTGAATATGGGTACTCTTGCTCGTGATGCACGTATAGGCATCTTGTCAAAGACAGGAGCCGATGCTAAGAAGATGTTTACAGACAAAGTAGTTCCTATAAATAGCAGACTACCTTTCTTCTTCAAGCCAATTATGGATGGTATGGATAAACCAAAGACAGAATTATCCTACAGAATACCTGCTTCTAAGATTACCAAGAAAAATATGTATGATTCTGAGTCAGATTCAATTGACGGATTAGATACGTCTATAGATTGGAGAAATACAGATGACAACTCCTATGATGGGGAAAAGCTATTATTATTAGCTCACGATGAAAGTGCTAAATGGTTGAAACCAAACAATATAAAAGACAATTGGCGAGTAACTAAAACTTGTCTTAGATTGGGTTCTAAAATCATTGGGAAGTGTATGATGGGCTCAACATCAAATGCATTATCTAAAGGAGGTCAGAACTACAAAGATATGTTTGAGGATTCAGACATCTTAACTCGTAATGCCAATGGGCAAACAAAAAGTGGATTGTATGCTTTGTTTATTCCGATGGAATGGAATATGGAAGGGTTCATCGATAGATACGGTATGCCTGTTTTTGAGAAGCCTGAAACTCCTATACTGGGGGTTGATGGTATTATGATTAAAAATGGAGCTGTTGATTATTGGCAAAATGAAGTTGATTCTTTGAAAAATGATGCTGACGCATTAAATGAATTTTATCGACAGTTCCCGAGAACACATTCTCACGCCTTTAGAGATGAGAGCAAGCAATCTCTTTTTAACCTTACAAAAATTTACCAACAGATTGACTATAATGATAGTTTGATAAAAGAGCATTTTATAACTCGTGGGTCTTTTCATTGGAGAGACGGAGAAAAAGATACGAAGGTAATTTTTACGCCTGATTCGAGGGGTAGATTCAGAGTAAGTTGGACTCCTGCAAAGCATCTTCAAAACAACGTACATTCTTTAAACGGAATGAAACATCCGGGCAATGAGCATATTGGGTCCTTTGGTTGTGATAGCTATGATATATCGGCAGTTGTAGGAGGTAGAGGGTCTAATGGTTCATTACACGGACTTACTAAGTTTAATATGGATGACGCTCCTTCAAATGAGTTTTTCTTAGAGTATATTGCTAGACCTCAAACGGCAGAGATATTTTTTGAAGAAGTCTTAATGGCTTGTGTGTTTTACGGTATGCCAATCCTTATAGAGAACAACAAACCTCGTCTGTTATATCATTTTAAGAATAGAGGATACAGACATTACTGTTTGAATAGACCTGATAAACAATACAACAAACTAACAAAAACAGAACGAGAACTTGGAGGGATACCCAACACCTCTGAAGATGTTAAGCAATCTCACGCATCTGCAATTGAGTCCTACATAGAAAAATATGTAGGTATAGATTTCGCAGGAGATTATAGAAGTAGTCAAGATATGGGTACTATGCCTTTTACTCGAACGTTAGAGGATTGGGCAAAGTTTGATATTAACGATAGAACTAAATTTGATGCGTCTATTAGTTCGGGATTGGCTATTATGGCTAATCAAAAGCACGTATATATGCCTGAGAAAAAAGATTCAAAAATAAGTATTAACTTCGCAAGGTATTCTAATGATGGTTCAACAAGTCAATTAATTAAATGAAAAACGTAGCAATAGATATTACATCGTCAGCCTTTCCAAGTCAGTTAGCAACTGATGCAGAAAAAGCATCCGAACAATTCGGCTTACAAGTAGGTCAAGCTATTCAGTATGAGTGGTTTAGAAAGGATGGAAATAATTGTAGATATTATGGTCAATGGAAGGAATTTCATAGACTTAGACTGTATGCTAGAGGAGAGCAATCGGTTGGAAAATATAAAAACGAATTAGCTATTGATGGAGATTTGTCTTATCTAAATTTAGATTGGACACCCGTTCCTGTAATACCTAAGTTTGTTGATATTGTTGTCAACGGAATGTCCGATAGGTTGTTCAAGGTTAAAGTATATGCGCAAGATGCAATGTCTCAATCTAAGAGAAGTAAGTATCAGGATATGATTGAAGGTCAGATGATTGCAAAACCTGTATTGAAAATAATTCAAGACAAGACAGGATTCAATCCATTTTCAACCGACCCTGAGAAATTACCTGAAACAGACGAAGAGTTGAAATTGTATATGCAGTTAAATTACAAGCCTGCTATTGAGATTGCTGAAGAAGAGGCTATCAATACAATGTTTGATGAAAACCATTATGATGAAATCCGTAAGAGACTTGATTATGATGCTACGGTACTAGGAATATCTATAGCTAAGCACGAGTTTCTACAAGGCTCAGGAGTTAAGATTTCATACGTTGACCCTGCTAATGTTGTTTACAGCTATACTGAAGACCCTTACTTTAGAGATTGTTTTTATTGGGGAGAAATTAAAACTCTTCCAATAACAGAGTTGATGAAGATTGACCAAAGTCTTACTAAAGAAGACTTGCAAGAAATTACACAATACAGTCAAGGTTGGTATGATTATTTCAATGTAGCTCAGTTTTATGAGAATAGCGTATTCTCAAGAGATACTTGTACGTTAATGTATTTTAACTATAAGACTACCAAGAAGATAGTATATAAGAAAAAGATATTAGAAAATGGTGGGGCACGAGTTATAGAGAAAGACGATACCTTTAATCCTCCTGTAGAAATGATGGAGGAAGGAAAATTTGAGAAAATTGAGAAGACTATCGACGTATGGTACGAAGGCATTATGGTTATGGGTACTAATATCCTATTGCAATGGAGAATGTCTGAAAATATGGTAAGACCTAAATCAGCTTCTCAGCACGCACTTCCAAACTATGTAGCTTCTGCTCCTCGTATGTATAAAGGAGCTATTGAGTCTTTGGTTCGTAGAATGATACCATTTGCTGACCTTATTCAGATTACCCACTTAAAACTACAACAAGTAATAAATCGTGTTGTACCTGATGGTGTATTTATTGATGCTGATGGACTTAATGAGGTTGATTTAGGAAATGGCTCTGCCTATACTCCTGAAGATGCTTTAAGGTTATATTTCCAAACGGGGTCCGTTGTAGGTAGAAGTTTTACGCAAGATGGAGACTTTAATAATGCTAAAGTTCCTGTTACTCAATTAAGTTCAAATTCAGGTTCAGGTAAAACTCAAATGCTTATTGCTAATTATAATCATTATATGGATATGATTAGAACGGTAACAGGATTAAATGAAGCAAGAGCTGATGCACCTGACCCTAACTCTTTAGTTGGTTTACAGAAGTTAGCAGCTTTAAATTCAAATACAGCTACTAGACATATCCTCGAAGGTGGTTTATTTATCTATCGTTCAATGGCGGAGGCTTTGACTTATAGGATTGCAGATATTCTACAATACTCTGATTTCAAAGATGAGTTTGCAAATCAAATCGGTAAGTACAATGTATCTATATTAAATGAAATATCAGACCTTTATATTTATGATTTTGGAATCTTTATTGAGGTAGCTCCTGATGAAGAACAAAAAGCACAGCTTGAAGCTAACGTTCAAATGGCTCTACAAAAAGGAGATATAAACCTTGAAGATGCTATTGATATTCGTGAGTTGAGAAACCTTAAACTTGCAAACCAATTGTTAAAAATGAAACGAATTAAAATTCAGGACAAAAGAGAGCAAATGGAGATGCAGAAACAAACGATGACTTCTCAACTACAATTACAATCTCAGCAGTTAGCAGCTCAAACCGCAATGCAAAAAACACAGGCAGATTTAGATTCTAAATTGAAATTGAAGCAAATGGAGACTGAATATAATATCAAAACTATGCAGGTCCAAGCTGAATTAAAATCTCACTTAATGGCTGAAGAGTTTCAATACAATCAACAGCTTCACAGTATGGAGATGCAGACTATAAGCAAGAAGCAACAAGATAGTGAAATAGCTAAAGACAAGCGTATAAACATACAAAGTACGAACCAATCTAAACTAATAGACCAACGTAAAAACAACCTACCTCCATTGAATTTTGAATCAAATGAAGATAGTTTAGACGGGTTTGATTTAGGAGAATTTGACCCTCGTTAAAAATGTCAGAAAAATTGTATAGATTTGTAAAAAATTAAATCAAATTAAAATGGAATTAAAAGTTAGATTATTAGACGGTACAGAAGAAAAGGGAACTGCTCAAGTTGAACAAGAGTTACTTGAAAGACACGAGCAACAGTTTGAAAACGTAAGAATCCCCGGACAAGAAGTAGCAAAGATAGAGGTTCCTGAGGTAGAAACTCCTGAAATAGAGGTCCCTGCTGAATTAAGCGAAGAGCAAGTTCTTTCATATATTGGGAAAAGATACAATAAGCAGATTAATTCATTAGATGAATTAACAGCTCAAAGAGTAGAGTCTGAGGCTTTGCCTGAAGATGTTGCTGCTTATATGAAATACAAAAAAGAAACAGGAAGAGGTTTTGAGGATTTCTTAAGTCTTAAAAAAGACTTTGATTCTATGGACTCTGAGAGTTTACTTAAAAATTATTTGGCAGCAACTCAAGAAGGACTTGATGCTGACGACATTGATTCTTTAATGGATGACTATCGATATGACGAAGATATTGATGATGAATCTCACATTAAGAGAGTTAAGATTACAACTAAAAAGGCAGTTGCTGAGGCAAGAAAGTTTTTTAATAATCAAAAAGAACAATACAAAGTGCCACTTGAGTCAAGTGCGGCATTTGTTTCTGATGATGAGAAAGAGACTTACGAAAGCTATAAGCAATATACCAAGCAAGCGAAGACTATTGAAGAAGAGAACGAAAGAAAAAGAAATTGGTTTAACCAAAAGTCTGATGAAGTGTTTAACGGAGAGTTCAAAGGTTTTGAGTTCAATGTTAACGACAAACGAATCACTTTCAATCCCGGAGATGCTAATGAACTTAAAAAAGCACAATCTACACCTGCAAACTTTATAAACAAGTTTTTAGATGAGCAAGGCTTAGTTAAGGATGCGGCAGGTTATCATAGGTCATTAGCAGTAGCTATGAATCCTGAGAAGTTTGCAAGGTTCTTTTACGAACAAGGGCAAGCAGATGCTACAGATGTTACTATGAAAGGCATTAAGAATATTCAAATGTCTGCCAATAGAGCACCTGAAGTTACAAAAACAACAGGAGGAATGCAGGTAAAAGCGGTAAATCCTGATTCCGGTAAAAGCCTAAAAATCCGTAGTATAAAAAGAGTATAAATTTTAAATTAAAAAAAAATGGCAAGTGCTTTATTAAACAACCCTACTTTTGCATTACAACCGGCAGCGGAGCAAGTAGCGTTATCAACAAACTATATTACCAACTTTAACTTTTTGAATCAGTATCTTCCTGATACTTACGAAAAAGAGTTTGAAAGATATGGTAATAGAACCATCGCATCATTCTTAAGAATGGTAGGCGCTGAGATGCCTTCTAACTCTGACCAAATCAAATGGGCAGAACAAGGTCGTCTTCACATTAAGTACACTAACTGTACTTCAGCTGCAGCTCTTGCTGCTGATACAGCAACTTTTACAGTAGCTGATTCAGGTGTTACTTACATCGCTATTAGAGTTGGTCAAACTGTTATGATTCAAAACAACTCTTCAGGAGTTTTCAACAAAGCAGTTGTTACTGCTGTTCCTTCAGCAACTACTTTTACAGTAGCTTACTATGAGGCAGGTGGTCAAGCTTTTGCTGTGTCTACTGCTTGTACTGTATTTATTTACGGTTCTGAGTTCAAAAAAGGAACTAATGGAATGGTTGGTTCTTTGGAAGCTGAAGATGAAATCTACAGCAACAAGCCTATTATCATTAAAGATAAATATGCTGTTAATGGGTCTGATATGGCTCAAATCGGATGGGTTGAGGTTACTACTGAGAACGGTGCTACAGGATACTTGTGGTATTTGAAATCAGAGCACGAAACTCGTTTGCGTTTCGAGGATTACTTAGAAACTGCAATGATTGAAACTGTTCCTGCTGAAGTAGGTTCGGGAGCAATATCTGCATTAGGTTCTGCAGGAGTTGCAGGCTCAGCAGGGTCAGAAGGTATCTTCTATGTTGTTAACAACAGAGGAAATGTATGGGGTGGTGGTACACCAACTTCATTAACTGATTGGGATTCTATTGTTTCTCGTTTGGACAAACAAGGAGCTATCGAAGAGAACGTAATATTTGTTAACCGTGGATTGTCTTTTGACATCGACAATATGTTAGCAACATTGAACGGTTTCAACGGAGCATCTCCTGCAGCTGCAGCTTCTTATGGATTGTTCGATAACGATACTGATATGGCTTTGAACTTAGGATTCACAGGATTCCGTAGAGGTTATGATTTTTACAAGTCTGATTGGAAATACCTAAACGACCCAACTATGAGAGGTGGATTGAATACTACTGCTGCTACAGCAACAGGTACAATCACAGGTCTTTTAGTTCCTGCAGGTTCTACTTCAGTGTATGACCAAATTATGGGTAAAAACGCTAAGAGACCATTCTTGCACGTTCGTTACCGTGCTTCTGAAGCTGAAGATAGACGTTACAAAACTTGGATTACAGGTTCTGCCGGTGGTGCTGCCACAAGCGACTTGGATGCAATGGAGGTTAACTTCTTGTCTGAGAGATGTGTATGTACTTTAGGTGCAAACAACTTCGTATTATTCCGTTTCGGATAGTATATAGTTTAAATAACAGAGCCTCATTAGTGGGGCTCTGTATTTTTTAAAAAAATATTTAATCAAATTAAATCATTATTAAAAATGGCAACAGTAGTTTCAGTAAACAAAGTTTACAAATTAAAAATAGGCAGTCCTCTTTCCTATAGTTTAGCATCAAGAAATCATCCAAGATTCCCACTAATGTGGTATGATGAAAAAAAGAATGAAAATAGAGCTCTTAGATATGCAATAAACCAAAAGTCTCCTTTCGAGGATGAACAAGATGGGAATGTAGTCATTGAGCCAATTATGTTTGAAGATGGCTTTTTAAGAGTTCCAAGAGAGAACCCTGCACTACAAGCCTTCTTGCATTATCATCCTTTAAACGGAAGAGTTTTCGTAGAAGTAGATGACGAGAAAGATGCAGTATCTGAAGTAGAATATTTAGACCTTGAAATCGATGCATTAGTTGAGGCAAGAAAATTAAGCCTTGAGCAACTTGAAACTCTTACAAGAGTAATGTTTGGCAAGGACCCTTCAATAATCTCTACAGCAGAATTAAAACGAGATATATTAGTGTTTGCTAAAAATGACCCAAGAGGATTCTTGGCTACATTGAATGACCCTGAGTTACAATTTCAGGATAAGATTCGTGTATTCTTTGCAGAAAAATTATTAGCATTACGTAATAACGATAAAGAGATTTGGTTTAGCACTCCGACCAATAAAAAGAAAATGATGTCTATACCTTATGGGGAAGACCCTTACGATATGGCAGCGTCATTTTTATCAAGTGATGAAGGTATAGATTCTCTCAAAATGTTAGAGGCAAATATTCCGCAATAATCAATCACATTTGGATTAGTTCAAAATTAGCACAGAAATAATTCTGTGCTTTTTTTATGTATATTTGTAAAAACATTTAAGATGATAAACGAAGTTAGAAATGCAGTATTGTCCATATTGAATAAGAATAATTATGGATATATCTCTCCATCAGACTTTAATTTGTTTGCTGCAAATGCACAGATGGAAATCTATGAAGAGTATTATAGCAGTTATAATAAAACTATAAACGCTGAAAATCAACGAGGTTCGGGTACTGATTACGCTGATATTGAGAGTCCAATAGCTGAGACATTAGAAACTTTTTTAATGACAGATTTTTTAACGCACTTAGGAGGAAATATATTTTCAGCTCCTACTGTTACTACCGTTGGAAATGATGCTTATTATATACTGAAAATATTATGTCATACCGAGTTTGTAACTTCAAATGCCAATACATCTGTAGCGGCAAATCAACTTGTTGATGTTGTAGCTGCTTTTATAACAGAAGGAATAACTACAGGATATATAGTTATTAATAATGAAACAGGAAAAGTAGCTACAATTATAAGCGTCTTGTCTCAAACAGCAGTATTGTTAGATAAAAATATATTTCTTACCTCAAATAATGATTATGAAATATATTCTAATAAGTCTAAAGAAGCAGACAAAGTAAGTGTTGGAAAAATAACGATGCTTAATTCTTCATTATTAACTACTCCTTCTGACTTATATCCCTCATACACATTACAAGGTCAAAATATTAAGATATATCCAAATACCATTAACACATTAGGTCAAGTTGAAGCAGTGTATTTTAGACACCCTAAAGTTCCGAAATGGACTTATGTAACTTTATTTAGTGGAGAGCCAGCATTTGACCAATCACAATCTGATTATCAAGATTTTGAGCTTCCTCTTGAAGATGGCTACAAGTTAGTAACAAAGATACTTGAGTATTGTGGTATCACTATTCGTGAAATGGAAGTTACACAGTTTGGTATGGCGCAACAACAACACGAACAGCCTACATTTAGTATGCAACAATAAAATAAAAACAAATGGCATATATATCACAATATCAATATTACGACAATAGCGGGAATGCTCCTCAAGATACAAATTGGGGCTCTTATCAATACATTAGCTTAGACGATGTAGTTAATAATTTCTTACTGATGTATGCAGGGAATCATTCATTAATAAATAATGAGGAGCGATATAAAGTAATCTTTCACGCAAAGAGAGCGATACAAGAGCTTAATTACGATGCTTTTAAAGAAATTAAAATATTAGAACTAAGCGTAGCTGATTCTTTGAGATATGTACTTCCATCAGATTTTGTGAATTGGGTTCGTATCTCTTTATACAAAGATGGATATTTAAGACCTTTGACTGAAAATATTCAAATAATGTCATCTAACGCATACCTACAAGACCAACAGGGGAATATTTTATTTGACCAAAATGGGAATATCCTTAGACCTCAATACTCTGATATTGACTACGATAGACTCCATAAAATGAAGAAAAGCATTTACTTGAATCAAGGTCATCAATTTCACGGTCAAGAAGGATATAACTTTGATGGGATGTGGTATTTTGATTATAATATTGGGGCAAAGTTTGGCTTGAATACCGAAACTGCGAATTTTAATCCTACTTTTAAAATTGATAAAAAAGCAGGGGTTATAAATTTTGATTCAAGTATGGCAGGAGAACTTTGTATCCTTGAGTATGTATCTGATGGTATGGAGGGTGGAGATAATTCTTTGATTACTGTAAATAAAATGTTTGAAGCATATATCTATGCAGCAATTGAATATGAAATATTAAGTTCTAAGTTTAATGTTCAGGAGTATGTTATTAATCGTTGTCGTAAGAAAAGAGCTGCATTATTAAGAAATGCAAGAATAAGAATTAGCAACCTTCATCCGGGAAGACTCTTAATGAATTTAAGAGGTATGGACAAAGTAATTAAGTAATATGGCAAAAGTAACAAGGAATTTTATAGCAGGAAGAATGAACAAAGTCGTAGACCAACGACTACTTCCTGATGGAGAATATGTCGATGCTATGAATATTAGAATGGGGTCTACTGAAAAATCAGAAGTAGGCGTTATTACTAACACTAAAGGAAATTCATCATTAACCATATTGACCTATTTAGATGGAACTCCATTAAGTATAAATGCAAGATGCATTGGTGCTGTTGAAGATAGTGCTAACGAAACAGTATATTGGTTTGTTCACGACCCTGAATTTACTGTTGGAGACACAGGGAAACTTGATTTAGTTGTGTCTTACAACGTGCTTACAGATATACTAACGTATCACGTTATCAGTATAGATAATGGAGATGGAGTAGATACTACATTAAATTTTAATCCTTCTTATCTTATTACAGGAATCAATTTAATTGATAATCTTTTGTTTTGGACTGATAATTATAATCCTCCTCGTTTTATAAACATAGATAAAAATTATCCTAATCCTGTTGGAGATATTGACGTATTAAATCCTGAAGCAATTCTCGTTATAAAGAAACCGCCTACAGAGTCTCCTGAAGTAACTCCTATAACCACGAGTGGTCAAGAGAATTACTTAGATACTAGATTTATATGTTTTGCTTATAGATATAAATATGAAGATGGAGAGTATTCAGCTACATCACAATGGTCAGCACCTGCGTTTGCTCCTAATTCATTTCAGTTTAGCGTAAATAGTATGCTAAATGAAGGGATGAGTAATTTTTTCAACGCAGCTATTGTTAAATACAATACAGGAGGACCTCTTGTTGTAGGAATTGACTTACTTTTTAAGCAAGCAAACAATAATATAATAAAAGTCATACAAAAAATAGATAAGAAAGAAGCAGGCTTTTCTGATAACAGCATACAAAGTTTTTCATTTAACAACAGTAAGATTTTTACTATATTAACTGAGGCTGAGATATTGAGATTATACGATAACGTACCATTAATAGCTAAAGCTCAAACGATTATGGGTAATAGATTAATGTACGGGAACTATGTAGAAGGGTATGATTTAATTGATAAATTTGGATATGCTACAAAAATTGAATATAGACCTGAAATAATATCAGAAGATATAGGAGAATCCGCAGTTACTGATAGAACAGGAAGTGGAAACTACACTATAGATACAGCATTAACTATACCTGATTCTATAGTGTATATTGATTTAGTAGGATTAAACCTTGTAAAGGGTGCTTTTATTAATTTAGATTTTACTTTTACTCACGATAGATTTTCAGGAACTCCTGAGCCTACACAAGAAACAGGAGACACACAAGTTACATTTGATTTCTTTTTAAATAGAAATTACTCTTCTGTTTATGAACTAGCCACTAGCGTAGAATTTCAAGATGTTGTTGGAAGTGTTACAAATATAGAGCCTATGGCTACTGCTTGCGATGGGATTACTTTTACTGACAGAGTAAATTGTAATATTCCTAGTGCCTTAGATTTATTAATAAAAGTAGAAAGTGGTATAGATGCAATTAATCAACCAATAAGAATTGTTACTACTCCGGCAAGTACTGAAATAGGATTACAATTATGTGCAGCAAAATATGTAGATGACATTGTAACTCCTACGGTAACTATATATGAGTATTACAAAGTTCTTTTTTCTAGTGCTGTTTTTCAAGAAATAGGAAATCCAAAAAGCCTACACAGTAATAGAGGTTATGAGATAGGCATTGTTTATATGGATGAATTTAATAGGTCTACAACCGCTTTGGTAAGTCAAAACAATGCAGTATTTACTTCGTGCGATGATTCTGATACTAAAAACGGTATTAGAGTAACTATACCTTTTAGCCAAGTGGCTCCTAAATTTGCAAAGAGATATAAGTTTGTCATCAAACCTGATGAAGAGAATTACGAAACAATCTACTGTAATTTATTTTTTACAGATTCTGAAACCAACGAGAATTGGTTTTATTTAGAAGGAGAAAATATTAGAAAAGTAGAAACAGGAGATAGGTTAATTGTTAAAGCAGATACAGGTGGTCCTAGACAAAATTGTGCTTATGCAACTATCTTAGCAAAAGAAGCAAAAGCATCAGGAGATATTACTGTTATTGGAGATATAACTCCTCCTGCAGGTCTATACGTTAAGATAAACCCAAATAGTTTTTTAGCAGTTGTAGCTCCTGATGCTTTTGTAAATCTTGGAGCCGAATACGATTATACTTTTGATGGTAATTACGGAATGATGAAGTATGGCGTTAATGAATTTAAAGGAGCAGGTTTTGACGATTTACACCCTTTTTGGGAGTATAAAGACTACTCAATTCCTGCAGGAAGTATAATCACTTTAGATTTTAATTGGAATAGAGCAGGTTTTTCAGGAAGAAAATGCGACCCTCTAGGGTATTTATTTCAAAGAGAGATTCAATCTTCTGCTGATTATGATAGTTTTGAAGATTGGTGGAATGGCGATAACATAGGTGCTTTATTAAGTACAGGAACGCCAAAGGATGATGTAACTAGTTTGGTATATATTCCTACAAAAGGAATACTAGATATAGAGAGTTTTGGTCCACAATATCTTCAGTTTTATACTGACGATATAACAAACGAAACAATACTTCAGTTGACAATAGGTAAAGCGTGTAGAGGATTCTCAAGACCTAGCCGTAGAGAGTATCGTTTAAATGTTACTATTCAGATACTAAGAGCTTTAAATACAATTATTTTTGAGACAGAACCTCAAGATGCTTTACCTGATATTTTCTTTGAAAATGAATTGTCGTTCGCTATTGATGAAGATGGAAACCACTTAGGTAATGTTACGAATCAAGATATAAGCGCAGGGATAAACGGTGTTGTAGATACTGAATTTTTTAACTGCTTTGCTTTTGGTAACGGAGCAGAAAGCTATAAAATTAGAGACTCAATAGTTGGAAGAAGTTTCAATCTAGGAGAAAGAGTAACTACTGTTTCAGCTCAAGATTATAAAAAAGCTCACAGAATGTCAGATATAACATATAGTGGAGTTTATAATAATGAATCAAATATTAATAGATTAAACCAATTTAACTCAGGACTATTAAACTTTAAAAAATGCGAGTCTTCATTCGGAGAGATACAACTTTTAGATGCAAGAAATACAGATGTGTTGGTTTTACAAGAAGATAAAATATCTTACGTTTTAGCGGAGAAAAATTTATTGTCTGATGCAAGTGCCGGAGGTATAATTACAGCCACTCCTGAGGTCTTAGGAACGCAAATAGCACGTACTGAAAAGTATGGTATTAGTTTCAATCCTGAAAGTTATGTTCAATGGGGATTTGATAGGTTCTTTACAGATGTAAAACGTGGAGTTGTTCTCCAATTAAAAGGAGGAGATACTCAGAATGAAGAATTGGTAGCTATCTCTAATCAAAATATGAGAACTTGGTTTAGAGATGAATTTAACTCTTCGTTCAATTATCAAAAACTAGGAGGTTACGACCCTTATATGAACGAGTATGTACTATCTATGAATGACCAACCATTACCATCAACCCCTCAATGTATAGGATGTGGTATTAGTCAAACATTTACTTTATCATCAGAAGACTTGATAGAAGAAAAACAAGAGATATACTGCGTTAATTTAGGAGCTATTGTAGGAATTTCAGATATAAATTGGGTATTTACAAGTATTCAAGAAGGAGCCTCTATACAGATAAGCGTAAACTATAATGGAGTAGTTGTAGATTCTATAGAAACTGCTTCAAATGGAACTATATCTTTTAACAAAAATAATATATCTGTTAGTACTGCAGAAATAACAATAACATATAAAGGAGATATGGTTGTTTCTGTAACATCTGATTGTCCTATTTCTGAAGAGGTAAAAATTGTGGAAGTTGTCTTAACAGATAACGCAGATTCAGGGAAAACAATACATACTCAGTATAGATATACTAATGATAATTTTATAGGTCCATTATTATCTAATCTTGTTTTATTCGATAGTGGAACAGAAACTCCATTAGTGTCTAGGTACAATATTTCTTCAGGATTTGCAGGTCAAGGAGCTTATCCTCCTGCAGGAAGCACGATGATATTGTCTACAAACAGAATAAACCCTGATGACTTTGTATTTAATCCTGAGAAAAATAAATTTAGATACCTTAGAAGCTCTGTTTTATATGAAAACAATAGTATTGAGATTCAAGATTTAATCAATGAATCAATAACAGCTACTCCAATTTTAGGTAGCTCTCCTTTGTATTACTCAAGCTTTATAACTCCTGATGTTGTAGATGGAGAATATCTTTATTTATTATGGGATTTAAGAACGTCTCTTTTTACTGAATTATGTTACGCACTTACAAGTAAAGAAGATGCTTGTTGTGATTGTACGGATGATAATTACTATTTAAACGCTCCGTTCGCTACGGCTACATCAATATTTACTAATAGCGATTTAACTGTATTTGCAGCAAATGGATTCTATTCATTAGGAGGTATTGTAAGACAACTTGTAGATGGAGTATTACTACCTAAACAAAATTGTCCTACTTGTGGAGTGCCTTGTGGCGTGCCTGTTGAAACTGAAGGAGAAACAGGTATATATGACCTTACTGTTATTTTAGACAATCCTTCAGGAGGTGTTATTATATTTGATTTCAAACCTGCTGCAGTGCCTGATAAGTTAGAGATAATACATAAGGTAGGTACTTCGTATATCAAGAAATCAACAAGTAGTATGACCGCTGCTAATAATTCAGGTCCTTTTGATAATGACTACGGAACTAGACCTTCCGATGTTGTTCCTACTGTATTGCAAGCTAATGCAACAGACCAATTTATAGGGACCGATAAAGGAACTGTTCCAACTAGAATGACTCAATTTACAGCTGCTACAGGAATAACGACCTTACCTCTTACAACTGATTACCAACAAAGAATTTGGTGGATATATAGTGCTGCAGATTATATAGCATCTAATGAAGTTAATATAAGAATAACAGGCAGTGTAGGTACAGGATGGGATGCTATACGAGTTTGTTTACCAACTGAATTATAATTATGAATTACACATTATCATATAGCGAAGGAGTTGCCGGTTGGGTATCTTTTTACTCTTATCAACCTGATTGGATGATTGGAATGAACAATTTTTTCTATACCTTCAAAGGAGGAAATCTTTACAGACATAATGTAAATGAAATTCGTAATACATTCTATCAACCGTGGTGGGATTTAAAAGACGACATAGTGCCTTCTCCAAATGCATTTACTCCTTCAAGACTTCAAAGTGTATTTAATACCTCTCCTATTGAGAACAAGCTATTTAAGACCATTAGCTTAGAAGGAGATGCTCCTTGGGGAGTTACTTTAGAAACTGACTTGCAATACTCAGGGTTTATAGACGGGAATTGGTTTGATAGAAAAGAAGCTTCGTACTTTGCTTTTGTAAGAAATACCTCACTAGGACAACTTGCTCTTAGAAGTGTTAATGGTATAGGTAGTAGCACAACTGTTACAGGAAAAGGTACTAACAGTGCAGTAATAAACTTTAGCATATCTCCTCTTGTAGCAATAGGGAATATCATAAGTGTAGGAGATTATGTTTACTTTTTATCAGGTAATAATCCTGTTTTTGCAGGACCTGTTACAGATGTAAACGTAGACTATCCTTCAGGTATAAATCAAATTGTAATCAACAACAATATGCTTACACCTGCTACAACGCCAATTCCGACTGATACAAATTACTTTTTATATATTAAAAATTCAGTTGCAGAATCGCACGGAGTTTTGGGGCATTATTGTACATTTACACTTGAAAATGCTTTTAACAGTAAAATCGAGTTGTTTGTAGCGGAATCTAACGTAATGAAAAGTTTTCCTTAAATTTAATATCTTTGTAACAATATGGAGTTAACTATTAGACCTCTTAAGGAAGGCGATTACGAAGAAATTCTCGTAGGTTGGTGGAAGCAATGGAATTGGGAAGCACCTGTAAGAGATTTCTTACCTGACGATGGTAAAGGAGGTTTGATAATTTACGATGGAGATACACCAATTTGTGCAGGTTTTATATACATTACAAATTCAAAAGTTGCTTGGGTTGATTGGATAATATCCAACAAAGAGTATCGAGTAAAAGATAAAAGGAAAGAGGCAATAAGACTATTAATAGAATCTCTTACTAATATTTGTAAAAACACAGGAAGTAAATACGGATATGCATTGATTAAAAACAAAAGTTTAATTAAAACCTATACTGCCCAAGGTTGGTCTGAAGGACAAGGATACACAAGTGAAATGATAAAAATATTATAATATGGGAGTAGCAACAGCAGTAGCAATAGGAGGGTTAGCAATTACAGCAGCCACTACGACAAACTCGTTTGTTCAAGCAGGAAAGCAAAAGCAGAAACAAAGAGAGGCAGAAGCGTCAGCTCAGGCGGCAATGGATGAAGCTAGAAAAAAACTAGGTATAAACTTTACCGATGAGATGGCTGTAAAGAAAGAGCCTTACGAACTTCAAAGAGAAGCTTTACTTTCTGCAGGTGCTCAGGCTATAGAGGCAGGAGTAGAATCAGATAGAGGAGCAGCAGCTACAGCAGGAAAAGTAATGATGGCTCAGAACGAAGCTCAAGCAGGAGTAAGAACTGCTATGGGTGCAGAGATGACCGAAATTGAGAGACAACAAATAGCAGAGCAAAGTCGTCTTAGAGACTTAAACGTACAGTTGGATTTAGGAGAAGTTGAAGGACAGCAGCAAATAGCAAGAGATGCCTCAGAATCAAGAGCAGCACAAATCGCTCAAGGGTTTCAAGGAGTATCAAGTTTTGCTAGTCAAGGTCTTAATTTACTGCCATTATACTTTAAAGATGGAAAAGATAAGTTTGATTTATCTAAAGCCACAACATCAGGAACGAATGTAAATGGAGCTAATCCTGCATTTCAAAGTCTTGCATCAGATAGAAACCCTATTTTTGGAGCAACCGCTTACGATTCAATTTTTTCAAGCGTAGGAGGACCGGGATTTGGAACGGGAAGAGCTAATCGTAAATTTTAGGATAAATAAAAAAATATAAGCTATGCCTTTAGGATATAAATATGCGGAACGGAGTGCTGATTCAGATGTAAATTGGTTTGAGGTTGGGAAAGAGTTAACAGATACCCTTTCTGAGGCTAACCGTATTCGGGAAGAAAAGAAAGAAGCTTATAATCAGGCTACTCGTGAAGATATGAACAACTTGGCTAACGCTCCTCAAGGAGAAAACCAAGATGTAAATGGCTTCACGAACAACTACGTTGACTTAATGACAAATCAAATGTTAATGGATGAGAAATTATTTAAGTCAGGTCGAATGAGTGAAAAGCAATATAGACTAAGAAGACAGAATTATACTGACGGAACAAGTCAGTTATTTAACCTATCTAAAGTATATCAAGCAGAGGCAGCTAAAACAATGGCAGACATTGATAATGGAACACTTCAATCAGGACTTACTATTAGCAATATGAGTAGCGTAGAAGGTATAGGTAATTTCAGTTCCTCTGTAGCTACTATTGATTCACTTGGAGATGGGAGAGTTGGTATTAATTTATATGAAAATAAAATTATAGATGGAAAGAAGGTAAAAGTTCTTTCTACAAATGCAGTTCCTGTAAATGTGGCTATGTCAAAAATGATGCATAAGCCTTTAAAATTTAAAGTCGATGAAGTTACTACCTCTTATGTAGATGGTCTTGGAACTCGTAAAGATTTTTTAATTGAAGCCGCTACTACCGCTAAAGCAGGAAGTATTACTGAACTTATGGGACCTGACTTTTTAGCCACAAAAAAAGACCCTGTTACTCAAAAAATAGTAAAAGATACGAAGGATAGTATATCTTTACAAATCGATAGTTATTTTCAAAATCCTTATAATTTAACTTCTATATTAGGAGATGAGTTAGGAAAATATAATCCAAGTTCTTTTATATATGACAAAGCAGAGGCAGCTAAAGACCCTACTAAAATACTGCTAAAAATTGACCCTATAACTAATTTACCAACAATAGATGAAGAGGGTCCTAATTACAAAAAGCAATATGAAGAGGCTTCAGATTTTGTTGCTAAAAAAATATACAGTAAGATAGATTTAGAAAGAGGTATTAAACCTACTGCTCAAAGTCAATTACAAGAAAGAAGACCTAAAACTTCTGAAGAAAATGCTCAAACTAATATGGAGAAAGATGCTAAAAACTTTGCAGTTAATACATCGAACTTCCTTTACGGAACTGACGCTCAGAAGAAAGAAGCTATTACCTATTTCACAGGTATGGGTGCTGATATTATGGTTAATCCTGCAGGAAAACCTAAAGGAAATTATATTATGAATAACGAAACAGGAAAGTATGTTTTATTAGAAACAGAAGACGGAGATGTTACCGCAGGAGGTAGAGCTGTTATTGGAGGTCTATTAAGAGCTACAGGTCAGAATTTCCCTCAAGACTTAGTGTTTAAGAATATGAAGATTGGTAAGAAATTTAACACTACTTTCTCAGGAACAGGACTTGCAGCAGAAAGAGATGTTGAAGGAGAATATAAAACAAATATAATTGACAAAGTAACTCCTGATTTGTTTACAGGTAACAAAGTAGGACCTACTGTTTCCAAACTAAAAGTAATGCTTAAAGATGTTCCGGGAATACAGGTGGTAGAGAAGTATCCAAAACTACCCGGAAATAATACTATTACAATAAAATATACAGAGGGAACAACTCCAAAAACTATAGAGTTAAATTCTAATGAAGATGAAGATACCGCTGCAGGGCACGCAACTGATTTACAAAAAATACTAGAAGCTGTGCCTGCGGCAGGTAAGCTAAAAGCTATAGGAAAAGAAACAACAACATCAGGTAACGCACAAAGCAGAATAGGAAGCTATTAATAAATAAGAAATATGAACGAACAAGCATTAAAAGACTCGTATGACGTATTTGTATCAAATGGATACACTAAAAGCTTTGATGAATATAAGAAATTAATAAACGTAAATCCTCAAGCGTTAAAAGACTCGTATGATGTATTTGTTACTAACGGATATTCAAAAAGTATTGACGAGTATAAAACACTTATGGGTGTCGGTTCGTTAACTACTGAAAAAAAAAATACTGTTGGGTCGTCAGAAAATCCAATTCCTCAACAAGGTACTACGGAATTACCTGCGGAAGATGGTTTATCGGCTACGCAGTTACCTCCTAAGAAAATAACTCCTAAGAAAGAGCCAATTGACGAAGAAGAAGATTATTTTACAGGAGGCTTTGGTAATGTATTAAGAGGATTTGACAATATTGTTCCTTTAGGTATAGGAGATTTTGTTGATGATATGGCACGTAGTGTTGCCTCAGGATATAGACAAGGAGAGGTTGCTCAAGTAGCTGACGATTTGCTATTAAAAGGGCATAAAGCCACTCCTGAACAGATACAAAAATTTATAGACGCAAATAAGAGTGCTCAGCAATTAAAATCTTCTGCTGAGATGGAAGACTACAATAAAATATACGAGGAAGAAGGTAAAGGATTTTGGGGAGTTATAAAAGGATTAGCCAATAACCCAAGTATTATCCCTGAAGTACTATCGAGTTCTATAATTTCAATGGCTACAAATACCGATGCTTTAAAAGCAGGAGGTGCTGCTATAGGAGTAGGAGCCACAAGAGGTGCAGTTACAGGAGCAATAGCTACTCCTGAATTTGCAGGAGCAGGTGCTGTTCCGGGTGCTTTAGCAGGTGCAGTAAGCGCTGTTCCTTATGCGTTTGGATTAGCAAGTACGGTAGTAGAGGCAGGCTCTACATTTGGAGAATTACTTAACGAAGAACTAGAAGGGAAAGACCTTAATAAAGAAAACGTAAGAGCCATTCTTGAGGACCCTGAAAAATTACAATCAATTAGAAATAGAGCGATTGCAAGAGGTATAATAATAGGTACTGTAGACGCTCTTACAGGTAAACTTGCTTCAGGCGTTGGTGCTAAAATACTTACAAAGTCAGCCGCTAAGTCATCAGTTGGAACTGCTACAAAACAAGCAGTTACAAAATCAGTCGCAGCAGGCTCGGCTGTTGAATCTTTAGGAGGTTCTGCAGGAGAGGCAGCAGCTCGTTTAGCTATAGGTCAGGATATGGATGTATCTGAAATAGCACTTGAAGGACTTGCTGAATTACCCGGAGGTGTTCGTTCTACTATTCAGGCAAGACTTGCTAAACCTTCTTATGAAGTTAATGGAGAAAAAGTTTCAGTACAACAAATTGACGAACTGATAAACACAATGACTCCTGAGCAGTTACACGCTACAGATATTGTAATAAACAATGACTACGAAGGAAGAATGTTTAAAATACAAGACAAAGTAGTTACAAGTGCAATTAAAAAAGAAGTTAGAACAGCTAATCCAAATTTGAATGAACCAAGTCTAAATGCTATTACCGAGTTAGAAAAAGAACTCAAAGGTTTAGAAGGAAATAAAACTCAAACCGGTAAAGATAAAGCCTCTCTTCTTAAAGGCAAAATAAAAGATATTCAAGAAAACCAATTAGCAGATGAAGTTGTTAGCGAAGTTGAAGGCTCTTTTGAAACTCCTGAAATATCACGTTTAGATGATTATAATAAAAGAATTCTTGAAGATGAAAAAAGCTATGATTGGGAAAAAGAACTGGCTAATGAATATTTTGCTGATAAAAGAAAATATATTGAAAAAACTTTAGAGATAGCAAAAAAAGCTTTAAAAGAAAATCCTGAAAGTGGATTCGATAAAGGTTCGGTAGAAAAATCAGAAAAAGCACTAAAAGAATTAGACAACTTAAAAACAAAACAAGATGCCATTCAAGAACAAACAGCAAATGAAAGCGTGCTACGCACAGAACAACCCGAATTGGGATTGCAAGAAATGGGCGAAGGAGACACCCAAGGGGGAACTATCACTACTTCGCAACCGGAAGAAGTAAAAGGAACATTTTTAGATAATATATTAGGTAAAATTTACGAGTACACAGACCCAATAACAGGAGACAAACTAAAAGGGAATATATTCTTTGATGGTCAAGAGGTTGTTTTTACAGATAGCAACAAAGAGTTTTCATTAGGTACTGTTCAAGATGTTTTGAGTGATAATAGTCTAAATGCAAAAGAAGTAACTCCTAACTTTAATATTAGTGAAGATGGAGGTATTACTATATTGAAAGAAATTGATGGCGTTCCTGAAGGTAAAATAACACCTCAAGGGACAGGTTTAAAATCTATTAAGACTGATAAGAATGGAAATGTAAAAAGAGTTGTTATAACAGACGTAAATGGTGTAACTCATTCTATAAAAGGAGAGTTGGCTAATGATTTAGCAGAAGTTATGATGTTTGATTTAGCAAAACAAGGAGGTTTAACAAAAAAAATAAATAGTGATGCAACAGCAAGAGAAAGTTTTAACAGAGGAGTTCGAGAGGCTAACGCCAAAAGAAAAAGCAAAAATACTCAGGGAAGTGTTCAAGGACTTGACAGAGGAGGAAGAACAGGAGAATTAACTCCTGCTCCTGAAACAGTAGTAGAAGTTAAGCCTCAAGAAATAGATGTTGTAACTGAGCCAGCTCCTACAGCAGAGACTCCTGCGGTAGAGGAGGTAACTCCTGTAATAGAAGAGCCAACTCCTGTAGCAGAGACTCCTGTAGTAGAAGAGGTATCTCCTGTAGTAGCAAAGCCTCTTACCGATAAAGTGCAACAGAGAATAGCGCAAATAGATAACGCTATAGAGGTTTTGTTTGAAACAAATGGACCTGATACAAGTGCTTGGGTTAATCCTGCTAGTAATTATGATTTAATCACATTAAGAAGAGCTAAAAAAGCATTTGAATCAGATGCTCAGTCAGTTAAAACTTTCTTGAATACCCGTATGGGAGAAAGATACTCAGAGATTGAGTTTAAGTTTGAAGACCTAAATGAAGCTCCTACTCCTAAACCTAAAACAAAACCTAAAGCTGCTCCTGAAACTAAATTTGAGGACAAGGCTAAGAAAATAGCTGATGAAATAATGAAGCTTGAGTTACCTGATTGGGCGGTTGCTGAAGGAGCTAAAGGAAGTGCTAAACAAGGTGTTGACTCTACTGTACTTAAAAGAGCATTCGCTGACTCCGTTATTAAACTTGGTCAATTAATGGATGCAGGAGTTGAGTTCTCAAAAGCTCTTAAAGAAGCTTCAAAAGATTTAGTAGGATTATTAGGACAAAAAAACAGAGACAAAATAGAAGATGAAATACTTAATAAATTCAATAAAGGAGAAAAATTATCTGAACAAGCATTAAAAGGTTACGATAAGTTCTCTAGCGTTGTAGACAGCGCAATTTCAGGAGGTAAGACGATAGATGATGCGCTGAACTATATGAATAGGTCAGATGTTTATAAACGTGCTAATGACGTACAAAAAGAACTATTAGTTCGTGAGGTTCGTAAGAAGTTTGGATTAAGTCAAAAGTCAGCTCCGTCTGTAGGTAAATTGTTTGGAACAATTAAAGACATCAAGAAAATTACAATGACTGAGAAAGAGTTGTTGATTAAACAAATAAGAGATAAAATAAGAGGAGCTAAAGATGTAATAAAAACTACAAAAGAAATTAGTCAGCAATTAGTAAAAGAAATTAAGGAGTTAGAATCATCAGGTAAAATAACGCCTACTCAATCTCTAAATATGATTTCTAAGTTTAGCAAGGTAAATATGCTGAACGAAATATCAGTATCTAACTTTGTAGATTATATGGCTAAGGTATTTGCTGATGCAGACTATGATAATAAAATAAATGTAGCGAAGGGTAAATTAAAAACCGCTAAGAAAAATATCAATACTAAGATTGGTATAGCTGATGGTCTTATTGGACCATTACAAAGATTGCTTTCTATAAACCCAAGCCTTATCCCTATAAAGAATCTTGAAAGGTATATAGAGCTTGTAGATATGTTCTCTGAAAGAAAAGCTGTTCTTACTCTTGAGGAAAAATCTAAAATTATTAATGACGTTAATGATATACTTGATGAGATAAATAATGAAAGGTCAGCTGTTGATGAATTATCACAAAGGTTTAATTACTCAGAGAATCAAGTAATTGAAGATGGTAAATTAAACTATGCCGCTACAGTTAAGAAGATGCTCAAAGAAGGAGAGATTACTGAAGAAGAGGCAGAGCTAATGAATAAATACAAGAGCGAAATTATTCCTCAAGTAGAAAAGACTCAAGCAACTGATGCAGAAATACAAAAAGAAAAAGACGATTTACTCAAAGAAGTAGGAAAATTATCTATTAATTCAGATGAATTACCGACAAGAATTGAGCGTGATGCTGCTAAAAAATTAGCTTCACTATTAAAAACTTCTGCGGTAAAAGAATTGACAAATGCTCAACTAAAGAATTTGTTGAAGGTCATTGATAATATCAATAATGGATATTTTGCTCACTCTGCTCAATTGATTATAGAAGAATTGAACTCAAATAATAATAAAAAATCATTAGTATCTTCTGTAAAAAGAGCAGTATTACTTCCTTTATCAAAAATATATGCTCGGGTAAAATCTGTTATTACAAAAAAAGATTATGTTCTTGAGATGATAAGAAGAAATCCGTTATTTAATATAGACCAAATATTTTCAGACTTTAAAACGAAAGATATATTTAATTCTATATTAGAAAAAGCGGCTGAAGGAGAGGCTAAGTTTACAGCTGAATTAAAAGCTATTCAATTAAAGCTATCCAATGCGGAAGAAAAAATAGCAAAATCACACAGTCTTAATCCTGATGCCACATTAATGGCTAAGTTTAAGATGATGACTTATATGGTTCAACTTGAGCACAATTCTAATCCTGATAGCAAACAAGTAAATCCTGCGGCTGAGTTTTTAAAAGCAACAATAAAACATATTGATGAAGGAAAGTCTCAATTTGAAGAACGAGATGCCAATATGCTTCAAGAGATATTAGACAAATTTGCGCCTAATGGAGAGATAGATATTGATGAACTATACAATTCTTTTAATAGTGCAGAAAAAGCAGGTATAAAAACAATTCAAGAAGTAAATCAGTCTTTGACAGAAAAAGCTGAGTACACTGCTTCAGTTATTAGAGGTCAAAGAATAAACCCTTTAAGCAACTATATTCACTTAAACGTGCTTAGCGATACCAAGCCTAATGATTTGCAATCAGGAGAGTCTTTTGCTGACCAGTACAACAATTCATTGAAGCCATCTACAAAAGCAAAATCATTAATAGAAAGAACAGGTAAAGTATCTCCTCTTAATTTTGATGTATTTGCATCTGTTAACAAGGGAGCTAAGTTTGTATTAATGGATTATAATTTAACAGAGCCTATTCGTACTGCTCGTAAAACTATAAACAAAGCTATAACAGAACTAGAAAATCAAGGAAGAATTAGCAAAGACAAAAGAAAAATTATAAATGCTATAAAAAATTCTTTTGAAGAAGCAGTTGAAGGATTAGTTCAAAATAGTTATATGGAGACATCAATAGGAGATGATGTTATTGACTATATAAAAAAACAAGGTTATCGTTCTATTCTTGCAGGAACAGGAAGATTTGCTGCAGAGTTTTTATCGAACGTTGGTTTTGTTATAATAAGCGACCCTACAACATTTGCTGAAGGTTTAAAATACACTTCTACACTTATGTCTCCTGACGCTCCATTAATAATGCATAACGTAAATAGCAAGGAGATAAATAGAATTTTTCCTTCTGATACTTTATCAGGCAGGCTTATTGATACTAATATTTTAAGTCAGGCAAATGGAATAAGAGGAGGGAAAGCTAAAAACAAAGTTGTAAATAAAGCTCAACAAATTTGGAACTTAACAGGTAAGAAATATAAAAATGCTGTTGAATTAACGGCTGATGTATTAATAACTACACCTGATAAAGCTATAATGAGACCTATATGGTTTGGAGCATTTGCTGCTAATTTTAAGAAACAAACAGGTCAAGATATTGATTTTGAAAAGATAGCGGCTAATGATGAAGCATATATGAATCAGAATATAGAGGCTATTGACAAGGCTAAAGATGCGGCAGACGAAAGGTCTGTAATTACAGGAGCTAGTAATAATACTTTTACAGGTATTTTAAAAGGAACATCAAAACCGAATCAATCTAACTTTATTAAAGGATTTAATAACTTCAATAACTTTATGACTAGGTTCTTGATTTACGAATACACTTCTGCAAGAACAGGTATAATGGCTGCTATGGGTAATGGTTCTTTAAGTAAGAAACAAGGAATTGCATTACTAGGAGCTGTTACAACTAGAATGACTGTATATAGTTTACTTTCAAAAGCGTTAGGCTCAGGATTAATAGGGTTATTATTTGGAGACGATGATGAAGAGGAAGAAAAAGCATTAGACAAGTCTATTGGTCAAGCATTGACATCTACTTTTACTTCATTACTTTTTAATAGAGATTTTGGTAACGCAACTAAAATGTTTATAAATAAAGGACTAGAGATGTTTAATGAAGAGTATCTTCAAGATTTAAGAGAAGGACCTTATGACCCATACAAAGATGCCATACAGTACACATCTATTCCAATAGAGAAAAAAGGAAAGCAAACAGGATTATATGACTATGCAGAAAGTTTTTCAGGAGCTTTTGGTCCTGCAATTAAAACCACTAATTTGATTATAAAGACATATAGTGGCGGAGATAAAAAAGAAGCTGATGCAATTCAGAGACAGGAAGATGTTAAAAACATTAGAATACCTTTAGAGGTGTTAGGCAATGCAGGATTCATACCTTTATACAAAGACATCAGAAAAACAGTGATGAATAATATCTATAAAGATTTAAAAAATCCTCCTGCAATTGAACAAAAAGTAGATGAAAAATTAAATGAAAAAGTAGAAGTTCTTGATAAGCTATTAGAAAAAAACTCGAATCCTAAGTTGGAAGAAGCTCTTGAAACAAAAAGAAATGAACTATTGACTGAAAGTCCTGAAGAAAAAGCTCAATTAACTGCAGAAAGAAAAGCAGAGAAAGAAGCTAAGAGTCAATTACTTATCAACCCAATTACTAACGAGTCTTATGACAATGAAGAAGATTTAAAAAAGTACAACAGAAGACTTTGGAATAAAAATTTCGGACCTCGTTCACAATGGTATAAAGACCACAAGTATGAAAAGCAGGCTAATGAGAAAATGAATGAAGAAATTACAAAAAAAGAAGAAAAGGAGTACAATTACAGAAAATCTACTTCTGATAAAAGTTCTTATGGTAGTTCTTACGGTAGTTCTTATGGTAGTAGTAGCGAAAGATATAATTCTGATGGAACAGTTGTAAGAAAGTCAAAAACATACAAATAATTCTAAACGAATCTAATATACTTTAAAGGTTTCTGCTTGCTGTAGAATACCATAAGCTCTGAATCGTCTAACTTGATTTCTCCTGTTAGACGATTTACTTGTCCGTAAATTATACCATCTTCACAGGACCAAACTATCACAGGATTTAATCTTTTATCCATTAGCTTGACAAGCTTCTTTGCTGATATAGGTAAAGGGTATGCATCGTGCATAGTTCTTATACGACTCTTTACTTCAACGTATGCAATTAGTTTGCCTTCTTTGTCGAACACTTTGTAGTCAATATCTTGAGGTCCTAGTTTTTGAAACGAGCCTCCGAATGTATTTACAAATGTTGTTATTGCTTTATGCTCTCTCTTTAAGTCTTGCTCAGTTTCAAAAGTCATCTTCTTCTGTGGATTTTAACACACACCTCAACTCCATAATTAAAATTTGAGCTTCCCTCCTGACGATTTTAAAATCACGGTCAACTAGGTTCTCGTAAATGTTAGCTAATAAAGAATGGTATTCCTCTATTCTGTAGGCTATTCTACCTGCTCGTTCATTTTCTTGGGGGTGTGGTGTGCTCATACATTATTTATTTATTTGGTAAACAATGGTAGTATATGTCTTCTTAAATCTAAAGCGTTTGGGAAATGACCTGCTGTTTTTTGAAAATTTTCAAGATAGTCAACAAAGTCATTTAGAACTCTATTTTTATCCGATATAGCTTCTTGTAATTCATTTGCCAATCTTATTACCGTTACATATACATCTGCATCTTTTTTAATCTGTTCTGAAATGGATTCTCTTTTTTTAATAAAATCATTCTTACAGGCAATGTACTTATCTCTAAGTATCTTATCGTAAGATAATATGTATTCTACATTATTAATGTAATGCACAACCGTAGCGTGGCATTTACCTATGGTCTTCCCTATTGCTTCATAACTAAATCCACTGTCTCTTAACATCTTAGAGTAAACTTTTCTAGCATCCACAATATTTCTTTCTCTGCTTTTTGAATCCAAATTTACTAAAAAAATATCATTGACAATTCTTTTGAGTTCTTCTATTTCTTTTTCGTGCATTTAATTTAATTTTTGTAATTTAAAATACTTATTGTAAAAATCTTCGCTAACTATATCTTTTATTTTTGACAAAGCAACTTCGCTTCCTACAAGAAATTCTCCTTCTTTCTTATATACTTCCATCGCATCAGGAAACGCATAAAGACCGCCTTCATTTAAAGATTTAATTACATTTTTAAAAAATATTTCGTTTACTTCTATTTTATAATTTTCCATTTGATTAAATTGGTTTATATAGCTCGGCTTTAACACCGTGCTTTGTTAGTTCTTTTATTCTAAATACTTGTAGTGGCTCTAGCCCTCCTGTAGGTCCTTTGACTTCGTAGAACTCAACATCGGAGTTAGGAGGTATAGCAATGATGTCAGGGATACCTTTCTTATTTGTAAGAATTAACTTAATAACATAGTACCCCTGAGCTTCAAGTTCTTTTATTTTGTCAGACTGTATCTTACTTTCTTTCACTTCTTACTTGACTTCCCGTTCTGACCATTACGCCCACGATTGGACATCATATTCTCTTTTACCATAGTCCCAGCTTTGGTATGGCTCATATCTTTACCATCTCCATTACCGTAGGTTCCGGCATCACGATTGGCTTTGTTAAGCTCCTGACGATACTTGACTCTTTTAGGATTGTCCTGATACTTCTTATCGTAGGCTAACTTCTTTTTCTTTCTTTCTTCTGACATACCTAACTTGTCATACGATGGGTGTTTCCCGGCTAGTTTGTTTCTCATCTTAGTTGTCTGATTTATATGCTTTTAAACATTCATTACTACAAAATTCTCTCTCTGAGTCCTCTCCACAATATTTGCAGGTACACTCTTTTGCTTCTTCTTGATATTCCCAATTCATAATCCTTTTTCTTTTTTATAGATTTCTAATAGTTCTTGTGTAGTTATTTTTGTTGAAAATTTGTAAGCATTCACATTTACCCAATCGTTAAATCCAATAGCAAATTCATCTGCTATATTCTCACAACAATCAGCTAATAATTGATTATCATATCCATTATCGCTATCTATTAATGCACAATATTTTTTATTTAATTTCATATAGCCTATTTTTTTTATTATAAATTACATTTTCTTTTGGTATAATTTTAACTTCACTTATTAAAACTTTACAAGGTTCGCTGTAATACCAAATATAATCAGGGTCTGTTTCTGAAATCATACCTGCTTCGCAATATTGCTCTTTGATGCCCGGTGGTTGAAAATAAATTGTATTCATAATCCTTTTTCTTCTTTAAATGCGTTTAACATATCTTTATCTGTATAGTGGAAATACTTCTCAGCATTTTCCTGAGTGTCATTTTTTCTCATCCATTGATGAAACGCAATAGCAAAGTTATCTTCTCTTTCTTGATTAATTTTTATTTGTGCCTCTATTGCTTCAACATCAAATACATTTTCTCTTGGTTTCATAAGTAAAAATCTTTTTTAAAGTGTGCTAATGTATAGTCTTTCTTCTTAGTTACTGCTTTATAAATCTCTTGTTCAATACCTCCCTTAGCAAAAATCCAAAATACTTGGTTCTCTAATCTTTCTTTGGTAGTCATTCTATCTTTAGACTGCCAATAGCTTGTCGCACTGAAGTCTATGTTATAGTATACAAGGTAGTCTGCTTTCTTTAAACTAATGCCTTCTCGCCCTGATACAATCTGCAATGCAATGTTCTTAAAACTATCATTAAATTCATCTAGCTCAGTGGTAAGTTCATCTCCGAATATTTTCTGTAAAGCTACTAATTCTTCTTTAAACTTATAGAAGATACCAATCTGACACCCCTCCCACTGCTCTTTGATAAACTCAGCTTTGGTAGTGTCAATAACCATTGACTTTCCACTCTCAAACTTAACCGTTCCTGAGTACAACTGATGTATTTTACTCATTAGTTTTACAGGTGTATCTCCGAGTATTACTTCATCCTTTCCTTCAACAACTAAATCTCTTTTTAGCTTATTAATTAACTTATAAGTTAATTCTTTCAGCTCAACCTCAAATATCTCTTCTGTAGTTGTAGCCACGAATCCTGCTTCAGCTTGAGTGTAGTTGATTGTGAAAGGAGCCATCGCTTCAATAATGGTGTACATACCTTCGGAGTAATCATTCATCGACAATCCGTTAATCATTTTGTTCTTTACAATTACAAATTTATCACAAAATCTGTAGAAATTTTTAAACTCTCTGAAAGGGTTGTTCGGTATGCCATAAACCTGATGATACATCTGAGAGTACGACTCAGGAGTTGGAGTTCCCGATAGGAGAATAACATTGGCTTTAGTCTTTACTATCAAGTCTTTAACTTGAATAGCTCTTCTACTTGGCTTAGTAAAAGCTCCCATAGAGTGAGCCTCATCACAGACAATCAAATCCCATTTAGTATCGGGTAACTTATGTAAACTCTCGTAGTTGATAACTGTTAAATGATAGAAAGGGCTAAGCATCTCGTAATCCTTTTGAATACTACTAATAGCTTTCTTTTTTGTTAAGAAAAGTACGTTGCTACTTGAAATCTTTGACGCTATACCGAGACTTGTTAAGGTCTTACCTATTCTCACTTCCATTGCGAGATATAAGAAGCCGTGTTCTTTTATAATCTTAGCTCCTTCATATATAATCTTAGTTTGATAATCTCTAAATTGAATAGTATTACTTACAAATACTTCAGGAACTGCATTGAGAATATCAATCACAGCATCTATTTGGCTCTTGTCTGTTATCATATTTCTTTAAACTTTACAGGATACTTAGAGAGAAATCCAACAACGCCCTCGAGTTTTGCAAACTTCATATAGTTGCCATCTGTATCTAACACCTTTACCATTTCAATTATTATTTTTGGTTCTCCGTTAACGTATTCAAATTTGTACCTTGTTATCTCAAGGCTCCCTATTTCTTTCTTTTTCATTTCATATAATTTTTTATAATGTTCACAACTATTTACTATGCGCTCTCTAATCTCGGTAGGAGTTTGATGTTTGTACTCTTTTATTATTCTCACACTTTTACCCCTGCCCACTTTTACATCAACAGTAGCGCACACAACATTCTTTAATAACTCACATTGCTTCCACATTTCTTTATTGCTAAAGCCTGAGTTTCTTTCCAATATGTCGAGTGTCATATTAATCTTTTTTAATATATCCAATCAATATATACTTCCCGTAACACCATTTATAACACGGTACTAAATCTTCTTTCATAATAATTTTAATTGACTAAGGTCTAGCTCTTTCCAATACTCTTTTTGCTTTCTTGTCTGCAACAATTCTTTGTTGAGCTCTTTTCTTTTATTTACAAGCTCTTCTTCTTTCTTTTGAAAAATATTAATGTTTCTTAATACTTCTTCTTGTGTATAAACATTTTCCATATCTATCTTGCTAAAAATAATATCATTCCTATCAATACAAAATAAAAAAGTATCAATAGCATTTTGAATGTGGTTTTTATCACAAACTCTAGTTCGTTCATATTTTTTTGTTTCATAGCTTCTCTATTTCTTGTTTAACTTCTTGGTAATACTCTATTACTCCTAATACAAAACTACTTCCTGTAACATCTCTTATTGAATCTAATTCTTCCATTATCTCATAAACTGTTATTAAGGCGCATTGTTTAGCGTCGTAGTTGTACAATACTTTATCGCCATATTTACCTTCTAATGTTCTATACTTGTGGTATAACTCCCACGCTTTTTCTTTTGGTGTCATAGCTTTTCTATTTCTTTTTTTATTTCTTTCCAATATTTATTTCTATAAACTGATAGATGTATTATTGATTCTTCAATCATTTCGTCAACTGTTATTAGTGCGCATTTTTTAGCTTGATATTGGTAAATGCCTGTTTTGTAAATTTTTAAAAATAATTTTTTTGCTATTTCTTTTGGTATCATTGGTTGAGTTGTATTTGCGTATCGTTATCTGCTCTCTTTTTTATGATTATCCATCTACCAATGTGGTCTCTATCTTCCTCAGGCATAATGCCTTCTTTGTAGATAGCGTAAGCTACTAACCATTTGTAAAACTTAGTTCTACTAATTGTCATCTTACCTCGAGCTCCGTAGTCCGGATATTCATCAACAAATATACTATATAATTCATTCTTGTATAATCTAGTGTTTACAGGAAGAACATTGCTTTTATCATTAATATCAACGAGCCCACACCATTCGATAAACTCGTGGCAGGTCTCTGCCGATAACTGACGAATCTTTAAGTTCACAAACTTAGACTTAACCAATCCGCTTGATAGGTAGTATTTCAAACACCCAATCATATAATTATCAAACTCACACCACTCATCGTCATTCCAATCTCCAAACATCATCTTGCCAAAATCGTCTCTAGGAGTGAAATTCATCGTGTAATACTGATGTAGTTCTAATTCCCATTTTCGTCTCGCAAATGAGTTCCCTGCGCCTTTTATAGCATAGTTAGTCGTTATTGTAACCTTAGGAGATTTATTGAAAGGAATCTTGATAGCATCTTTGTTTTTCTTCTCAAGAGTTAGACCCTCTGTAATCACACTGAACAGTCTCTCGAAGTCAAAATGTTTCTTGACATCATCAAAGCAAAGTATTTGCGTGTCTGCCGATACTAATTGATAAGGGAAAGACTTCTCAAAGTTGAAAGACTTACCGTCAATCACTACGAGTTTCTTCATATTGCTAAGGGCGTTCATAACCAATCCCTTACCAGTTCCTCCCTCAGGATTGTCGCTGATAACTTCATCGTTTAAGATTACCGCAGGACAGAACGATAGATTTTTATATCCGTGTTGCAGGAAGCCTAGTGTACTCTCCATAGTTCTGATTCTATTCTCATCTCCTCCATTGATATTAGATATGAATTGCTTGAAATCACAGGCTCCGGTAACATCACAGATGTTGAAGTTCCTATCGATAACGTGGTCATTCCAAACGTAGCCTCCTAAATCCAAATAGTCAATAGTAAGTATGCTATCCTTCGTAATCTTTACAGCACAGTTCTTATAATACAAGTAAGCTGAATCTTTGCTATCTGCTATAAAGTATATCTCAATAGTTGAAATCATTGAAAGGAAATCATCTCTAAAGAATCTCGTGTTGTCGGCAAAGTAATTGTAAACGCTATAGTCATCTAACTCTAGTAAGTGAGTAAGCACAAAGTCTTTAATCTCTTTCTCTGATGTATGGTCTATAAGGTTGTTCGTAACCTTTACGAATACATAGTTGCGACTTCCCTCAGGACAGAACTTATAGAATCCTGAATCCTCTAAGAATTGCTTGAACAGTATGTGCTCAATCTTTATGGCTCCTTTATCGTTCTTGGTCCAAAAGGTCATCTTATAATTTTCATCCTCGATTTTATTTAGAACCGATTCGATAGTCTCGCTATCCAAATTGGAATCCTGTAGTTGGTAGCGAACCTCCTTTTTTGATACACCACGTCTTAACTTAGCACGTATCTGATTGATTCGCTCCTCGTCTTCGTAGTACTTAGTACCGAAGTTAGCAGTATGCTTATAAGCTGAGTCAATCGTGGTAGCTATCTCTGCTATTGTAAAGTCAGAAGTAGAGAACTGATTTAAGATGTATGCCGCAAGACTTTTATTTACACCGAAGTCATTGAAAGCCATCGCAAGTATGTAAGCATTGTGATTGCGTTGTCCTTCTTGCATCGGATACTTCTTCTCCCACCACCTAACTAATATCTCTACAATCTTATTCTCATCTGTAATTGGTATAGTAGCTTGGTCTCTTACCTTATTGACTTCCGTATATTCAGGTTCATCAATCACATCCCAAACAGAGGAGTTTAAATTAACGTTGATTAAAGGGTCATAAGACTCGTAGCATACTCGACTAAGGTTTTTACTAGTTTTGTCGAAATAAGGGCTATTAAAATGCTTTTCTAGGCTATTGAAGTAGTTTACGTGATTCTCTTCGTCAGCCGGTATCTTAACTAATACTTTTAATCCATTTCCTGAAGGGGAAATAAAGACAGCGAAAGCATATTTGTTTTTAGATATAGTCTCTTTGTCTTTTAGTAATTCTTTTTGCTTTGCATATCCATCAAAGTCCAAACATATAAGTCCTGAATGTTGTTCGAGTGCACTGTCTAATCTTTTTTTGAAAGTACCACTAAAGCAAATAGCCGGTAGTAGCTTTTTAATCTCGTTTCGTTCGGCTTTGTTTTTTTCTTGTCGTATTCTTTTAACGATGTCTTTGGTAGCACCGGCTCCATCCTTTATTCTTTCAAGTATAACGTGAACATCTCTAAAGAACGGAGTGTCTGTATCCCTTATGTTTTGGAAGATTGTTATTATATGCGTCATCTCGTGTCGATTTTATGTCGTTTTTTATTTTATAACTTATTGATAATCAATACTACTGTCTTTTATGTTAATTATTTTCTCTTTTTATTAAATTAAAAAAAAATAATATATATATATTCTATATAGTAGTAGTATGGAAATTTATTGTCATTTACGGTACAAGCTGTTGGTAAAAAAAGAGGAACGATTATATTCCTCTTTATCTACCTGATAATAAATTAGTTACTAAAAAGGAACATCATCATCATAATCGTCTTCTTTTTCTACAGGAGCGACAGCTTTTGCTTTAGCCTCGTACTTATCAACTGCGCCTTCTTGACTCTTTGACTCGAAAGTATCAAGGTCAATGTAGTAGTTACCACTACGAGCTGTCTTAACCCCAAGGTTAACCCATCCATTCTTTTGGTGTTGTTTAATGAAAGCGATTGCTTCATCAACTTTGATACTAATTCTCCCTACTACGAAGTCAGGGGCTTTTTCGTTTCTCTTGAATAAGAAACCGTCTGCGAAAATCTTTTCTTCTTGTGCCATTGTAAATAATGTTTTAGTTTGCCTTAGTCTATTTGAACCAACTACCACCCCCTAAGGCTGAGATGATAGTTGGTTTATTGTTAGTATAAAAATTCGTCAATGTAATAGTTGTCGATGTCGTCTGATGGATTCTCTGAGAAGTATCTTTGGTACATATCGATTGCTCTTGATACCTTAACTGCTCCTCCGTCTACAAACTCTTGCGTAGGCTTGAACACCGCTAGGATTCCTGTAACCTTGTCAATCACATAGAACACTAGAGGCTTACCGAATAAGTGTTGGTATATGTAGCACTGAGAGTCATAGTTGTACTTCTTTGCGTTCCATTTGAACTTCTGTATATCACTAGTGGTCTTCAAGTCAATGATGCAATCATCTGTTACGATGTCTGCCTTACCTTTCCACATCATACCTTGTATCTCTCCAATAGCAGGAACCTCAAACTGATTACCGGTCTTGTATATCTCCTCAAAGAATACAATATTACTATTGATAATATTAACTAGACCTTTAATCTCGTCAATCTCTTTCTTCAGCAAACAGAAAGGTAGGTTGTTTGCTTCGCAAAATGCTTTGTACTCTTTAGTAGTCCGAGTACTCACATCAACGAATGGTACATCTTTAATCTTCTCAGGCTCAAGTATTGACTGATGAAAGTATCTGCCTTCTGCAAATGCTTTGTTGTCTTCTCTAGGCTTACCAAACTCTTTTGGATTCTCTAGCAATGTTCCGATGTCTGAGTTTGAAAGGTAATTCTTACCAATACCTGAGTAGTATTCTCTGTCGTCTTTTAATAATTCTAGTACTTGCATATTATTCTACGTTTGTGGTTGTTACTATTTTAGCGATTTCTTTTTTAAGTGCAGGACTGATTTTGTACTTACGAGTTAACTGTTGACCAATCTTCTCAATACCCAACTCTTTGTTGGCTGTAACGTACTTAACTACTTTCTCCCAATCATCTGTACCTTTCTTAAGGTCAGATAGTTCAATCTCTTTCTTAAGGTTACTTGCTGATGGCTTTGCTACAGCAGTAGTCTCTACCGGAGTATCAGGCAAGTCCTCTCCTGCGTAGATATAGATACCCATACCAAACATAGCAAGGTTCTTAACCAAGCAACGCATAATAGTCTTGTTGATGTCGAATGTTGTTGCAGCCTCTACTGACTTCTCTCCGTATTTTGTTTGATACGTATAGGCTACTTTCTTCATAGACTTATTGGCTCCATCCATAACCGGTAGCCACATCTCTAAAGTTTCTCCTGCGATTGTTACAGTAGTATGACACATAAAGCCAAGTGCTTCGTCATAGTCTGTCTCTCCAATTTTGTAAGTGGCATCAGGACAAGTCTTTTTAGTCTCTCCCCACGCCCACGCCCAACTAAGGTAAGTCAGGTTGCTTTTCTTCTCAGTATGAGCGTTCATATTGATAGCTGACAATTTCTCGAATGTTGTTTTTTCCATTTGATTTGATTAAATTAAATTATATAAATACTGCTTTCTCTATGTCTCTGATAACGGTTTGGTAGTCTCTGTCTTCCTCGAGCTTAAGCTCAACGTTCTTAACACCGTTAACGATTGAATTGTGGAGGATAGAACATCCTCTGTCATTCATAAACTTCTTGATAGTAACTAATTGCATTTTCCTACTGTAACATAGGTAATATAGTAACTGTCGTGCATCTACTATATGTCTTTGCTTAGACTTTGAGAATAGAACTTCTCTGTCTATGTTGAATAGGTCCACAACCCTATCAACGTACTGATTGAACACATCTTCTTTCATTTCATTTGATTTAATTAAAAAGCAAAACTACAAATAATTTTCATAAGTTTTGCAATTTAGTAATAATGTTATTAACAATTATCTTATTAATATTAATATTGATAAAGAGATGACTACTATTATAATCATCCAAGCTATGAATCCGTAAAACTTATATTTCATCTATAAAATTTTAAGTCCGTAAATCTTACATAGGTAAATCCATCGTGGATTATCTTGTCTGCAGTATCCCAAGATTCTTTTGAAATAACGTGCCCATCCGGGAATGCAGAGCTTTCTTGTAGCTCTAGCATTAGCTTTTCAGCATACAGAGTTGCATCCATTAATTCTTCTTGCAGATGGTTTAACCATTGCAGGAAGTTGAGGTCGTTACGCTCTAAGGTAACACCATACTTTTCTTGACCAACTTCTGAACGTTGTTGGTACTTTTCCAAAACCGATTGTACAATTTTATCTTTCATATTATTTCTATTAATTATCCGAATACACATTCTCCCATTACCAAACACTGAAAGACAACATCACTACTGTCTGCGTCTCCTTGTCCTTCAAGCTCTCTATCTAATGCCCACATACATCCTTTGTCTTCTGACAATTCTTGAAGCCTTGACATCATAGTCTTGTGGCTCAAGTAGCCTAACACATCATCCTCATTCTCTGCATCATTGATAGGTATGTCAATGTGATGGTCTAGTACTGCTTTTAATATAGCCGTGCTTAGATAAGGGTCTTCATTGTTAGGCACAACCTTTCTAATTAGTTTGACTGCATCGTCAGTCAAGTAATACCAATAGTTACTACCGCCTTCAAGTGCGGTTACTAATACATTTTCAAGTATCTCTCTCGATACGATTCTTTCTATTTTCATAACTTATTTACATTGTCCCTTTTTGGGAATTAAACTAGAATTTGTTGTACTACTTGTTTTGCTTCTTTGTATTTGAGTGCAATCATTTATTGTTGTGTAATTACTGTAATATTTAAGTGCAGGACTTTGTGCGTTTCCTACAATATTGTAGTTAACTATCTCCACTATTCTATCGCAATTACAATCAGCCTTAACTTCTTCACTCTCGGGTTTGCTACAAGACATTATAGCAAACATTCCTAATAATAATAATTTCTTCATAATTTAATTTGCTTCTTTCCAATTGGTTAATTGTTTCCATTTGTTAATCATCTTAGTTCCTATTTTAGCTAAATTATCAGGTATATAATCTTTGTAAAAAATAGTTTTTATTTCTTCTTCAAGAAACTCTATCTCTTCCATTTCATTTTCTGTATAAGTTGTGCCTTTCTCCATATTATTTGTTTTTAAATTGTTCAAACCAGTCTTTAAAACTTTTTCCTGATGCAAATCCTCTAAATGCTTGTTTCATATCCTCCTCACTATAACTTCTCTCTTGTTGCCATTTAGCACCTTCTTTAAAACCCATATTTAAATCTTTTTGTCTTTCTTCTTTTAATGAATGACTTGCATATATTTCAGCAACTTCTTCAAGTGTTTCTTGTTTAGGTTTTTCTTTTGGAATAATTATTTTGTATTTTATATTTTCATCTGTAGGTATAAAATTACCTGCTCTCATAAAACATCCTTTTTTACAACTATAACCTCTCTTTACAGTTTCTCCACATTCTCTACATTTTTGAGAGTAGTCTTCTTCCTCAACCTCAACATTCTCACAACTTGGATTCTTTACAAACCATTGTAAAAACTCATCATCAATAGATTGTACACCATTTTTGATTAAGTCTTGGTCTGTTGTTAGGATTATTTTTTTACAATCAACTTCATTAATTTCTAAAGGCATAATAACATCATCTTCAATAAGAAGATAACCAGCAGAAGTATTACAAATTGATTTTACTTTAAACAAAGTTTTTCTTGCTTCTGAATAAACCCAATCTCCTTTTTTAATTTCTTCATCAGAATTGATGTAGATGTTAAATCTTTTATATTCAGTTCTTTTTGTGGCTATATCAGCTAAACATAGTCTATCAAGTGTATCATATTTTTGCTTAACTAACCTACTTGGTTGTGATGTTGGTAATACGTATATGTTTTTCATAACTTATTTCTTTTTAAATGGATTCATAAATAAACAATCATATACCAACTTAAAAGGTTGAAACATTAACCATATAATAAATCTTATCATCTTATTTCTTTTTAAATTGTTTAATAAATTTTACCAATATCTAATTACAAAATACACAATGATTCCAAATAAGATAGATAAATGTGTAAGAAGCCATGCAGAAGTATAATCTTCTCCATCAGTTCCATCCAAATATGGGTTTTTATAGCAATCAATTAAATTATCAATTGCTTTATAACTCCAGTATAAATAAAGGATTATTGCTAACGGTATTATAATATATCTCATCTTATTCTTTTTTAAAATTATAATTTGGAAAAGTAGCTAACATTGCAAAGGAAAACCCTCCAATCATAGTTGCTATAAACCTTGATTCTGCACTCCATTTTGATATGTCAAATGTTACATTATAAAATGAACACATCAAATACATAATTAAAAACCCTACGCAACCTATCCCAAATCTTTTTACTAATTCCATAATCTTATTTGTTTTTAAATTGTTCAAAC